ACCTAAATAAGGCACATAAAATTAAGGCTGGTGTGACGGTATTAGACAGTAAAGCCTATGAGACTATTGGCTATCAAGCAGGCAAAGTTGAAGTATTAGCACACTTTGACGGGCAGCATTTTGAAGGTGGCAGCGTTCTATATACAGTAAAGGAATGGTGATCCAATTATCTCCGAGTTGCACGGTTTGCAACAGTCAACTAATAGTTTATTATTGGAAGAAAACATTATGAGTACACTATATCTTGATGACGATATGATGCCGTATGCTGATATATTTCTAAAAGCGATTACAAATATTGAAGCCTTAGGATACTCTTTTAAACCTGATTTGTTGATTCACAAATATACTGGTAGAAGTAAAAAACGATTAGGTACGACATATTGTTATCCAAATGATGATTTTTGTTTAATTGAATTAAGTACAGATAATCATAAAGATGGTATTACTATAGATACAATTTATCACGAGTTAGCACATGCCACTATCGAGTGTCATTTTAAAGGACACGGAAAAGAATTTAAGCAAATACGAAAGAAAATAATTGATGCTTATAAAATTGATATTGGCGGTGCGGTATTAAAAATGGAGTAAAAATATGGCAAAGACATTTGAATTTAACGGAAAGACTTACAATTTCGCAGAAGATATTCAAGTTCCGCAAGAGGGGTTGTTCGAGGCCACATTAGTTGATGAAAATAACCATCGATGTGAAATGATCTTTAGAAACGGTAAATTATTTAGACTAACTGAATTAGATTAGAAGTAAAAATCGTAAATTTTACCACTAAACATAATATTGAATGGTAAATTACAACAAAAGGGGTACCCAAGCGGTACCCCTTATTTTTTTTGACGTCAAATAAACGTCAAAATTTATATGTTATTCTTGATGATTTTTATATATAATCATACTGTGCAAAAACTTGACCACAATGATTATTACTGAAATTTAATTATATATGTTAAAACACAAAAATTATATGATAAAATAAAAGATATTAACAAAACCCATAATAACCATTGATATTGCTAGGATTTTATTTTATTTATCAAAAATTCGTCAAAAATAATTAGCCAAAAATATTAGCTACACTTTCTGCAGCTTTTATTCTCATCTCATCTGTATAATGAATATAATTGTGAATAACTGTATCGACCGTATCACCCAGTAGGCTTGCTACGGTTTTAACATCGACATTGTTTGATAACAATGTAGTAGCGTATGTATGACGAAAAGCGTGCATTGATTTTTCTGGGATGTATTTCTGTAATATTCTATTCGGTGTAGTAGTGTTACTTCGTTTAAAATTAAATAACCGATCTGTTGTACATACATCTTTGTACACTTTAATTATTTCGAGTAATGCAGGTGGTATAGGGATAGTCCTTATTCCATTAGTTGATTTTGTATAGGAGAAATCAAATTGATTATTTCCTAGTGCCACCCATTGTTTGTTTATCGAAATTGTTTTATTATCGAAATCAATATCACTCCATGTTATGGCTATTATTTCACCATATCTCGCACCTGTATATCTAGCTACCATAAACAACACATAATAAAGGTAGTTGATGTTTTCTAAATCATCTAATCGTTGCAATTCCTCAGTTGTAATAACAGATACTTTTTTTACATCACGTTGTTTAAGTGGCTTTATTGGTTTACAAGGGTTTTCACGAATTACTTTATATGGCGATATAGCATAGTTAAATATCATGTTTAACACTCTATAAGCAAGGTTTATTGTTGCAATTGCATATATAGATTTGTTGAATTGATGTAGTATATCTTGCGTTGTAATTGTTGAGAGTTTTTTATCTTTTAGTGCATCAACAACATTTAATGCATTTTTATATGTAATTAATGTGTTCTTAGTTGAATTAATGCGTTCGTTAATAAATATCTCAAAAAACTGAATAAGTGTTATATCTTTTAGACTGTCATCAAGTGGATTGGTGACAGTCTTTTTTAATTCATCAATAATCTTTTGTCCATAGAGCTTTGCTTCTCTTTGAGTAGCAAAACCCTGTTTGGATTTTTGCCTCCATTTTATACCGTCTTTATAGCTGACAATTATTTGGTAATTGCCATCTTTTTTGCGAACCGTCATATTGCATTGCATAGTTACACATCCTTGCTATTAACCACGTGATAAAAGAATTCTTCATCTATATCTTCATCTAATTCTCTTTCATGAGCAATCCGTTCTATTAGATTGATATGTTCTTCAGAATGGAAGTCATCGTGTTTAATATGTCCTAATTCGTGTAGTACACTAACTCGTTGAGCATCTAATGGCTTATTTAAATTAACCAGTATTGAATGACTGCCATCTTCATTAAGACGTACTACTGCTGTTTGTGTTTTCTTTAATTGCGTATAGATCAAGTTAATAGACATAACAACACTCTCCCCTGATAGAATTAATTAGATAAAGGTTCGTTAAAATACATATTATATGATTTATGAAATATATACATTGCAACTTCATAACTCGGAGAATATGCAGGAGCTTTACCAGAAGGTGATTTCCCAAATTTGAAAGAATCTATAGAGGAAATCTTATTTCCATTTAAATCATACCGAATTAAAGTATTTATTTTAAACTTTACCCCATTATCATTTGTAAATTCCCTTGCTAAATCATTAACTTCTTCAAATTTAAGTGCTAATGTTTTTAAACTTCTATCGTAATTAAAAAAAGAAGTCTGATTTGCTTCTACAATACTGTTTTCATCGTACCATATAGAATATACAGTAGCGTTAATAGCATAATATGGCGGATTATATCTTGATACAACAATCGTTGAATTATCAACATACGCTTCATGCATTTGGTCAGAATACACTAATGTGTATTGATTTGGATTGTTACGCAATTCATTTAAAGAAATTGCATTGCATGATAAAGGAATAAATAATATACAGATTAATATTAATAACTTCTTCATTCTACTTTCCCTCACGTTTCTTTAATCCCTCAATTAAATTAACTACAAAATCAATATCATCTTTTGACATGTCTTCAGCTGCATCAAACAACAATCGCATATCAGGATTGTCTTTCAATTTATTTGCGTATTCCGCTACTTCTGGATCGATGTAATATGGGTCATTTATATCTGACTTATTTTCAATTAAATCTGATTTTTCTACACCAAAATAATTAGCCAACTGTTCAATTTTGTTCATTCTAGGCATTTTAGTTCCATTAACCCATGTTGAAACAGTTGATTTGTTTAACTTCAAATCAGCCACTAAATCTGCTTGTGTCTTTTTGTTTGCTGCTAATAAATTGCTAAGATTTTGAGCAAACACTCTCTTGTAATTAGAATCCATAATAAGCTCCTATTCTCCTCTCCTGCGTACCTATATATTAATACTTAAAGTAGTAAAACACAATACTATTTTATAAAAAAGTTTACTTTTAGTATTGACATTCTACTTTCAGTAAACTATACTAATAATCAAAGGAAGGAGGGATAAATTGAAGCGATTAAAAATTTCTTTAAAAGCTGCGAGAGTTAATGCAAATCTATCGCAAGAAGAAGTAGCAAGGAAAATGAAGAAATCCAAGGTTACAATCAATAACTGGGAAAATGGAAAAACAGAAATTGATTATGGGAATTTGAACGAATTGTGTCGATTATATTCCGTAACCATGGATGATATTCTTTTGCCTTATTAGTCTACTTTAAGTAGAAAAAAGGAGATGAAACATGCTAGTACAAAACAAACAAGATTTATCCATAGCTAATAGAGTTTATGGAAATACGGAAACTGTCTTTGGTTGGGCTGGTCGAAATGCTGAGTATGCACAATATTGGAGAAAGATTATTAGGGAATACTTTGCTAAACGACATACAAGTAAGTTATGTAGAAAGTCCATCCACGGCAAAATCAAAGAATGTCGTGAAGCAGATAGGATGGCAAAAGTAGAATCAAGGATTCCAGTATGGAACCCATAGTTTATACGATTAAAGACGTTGCAGAATTGCTCCAATGCAGCGAAAGCAGCGTCAACAATCTTAGGGAACGTGGTATCCTACGTGAAGTAAAAGGTCTTCCGGGCGTCCGTTTCAATAAAAAAGAAGTCGAGGCGCTAGTAGGGATTGTGAATGAATACAGTCCACTACAATACAGGAAATTAGAAAAGGAGCGTGATGAGCTTTTACAAGAAAATGAAAAGTTAAAAATGAGTATACGAAAAATAACCAGTGATTTACTGGTTATGGTAGGAGGGGAGTTGAAGTTGTGATTATTGCTTTAAAATGGGCGGCATTCATATGGATTATTGGATCCATGGGAAGCCTAGAAATCGATAGAATTGGGTTTGTTCAATTCTTATTGCAAATCATTACAGGCGGACTTGTTTGGGTGTGTGCCGATGTATATGAAAAAGAAAACGCCCGCTAACCGGCAAGCTAAACGGGCGCAGGCAAATTATACCTAAGTTAATTATAGCATGGAGGAGAAATGAAACGCATTGAAATCTTAATAGATGAAGCTAATCCAGATAAAAAGATAGGTATTAGTTATAACAAAGACAGTTTTGAAAATAATGAAGAAGTATTAGCAGTACTCCTTGGTTCAACAATTGGATTTGTTAAAGAAAATGTACCAAATAATAACAAAGTCTTATATCTTCAAGTTTGCATCGGAACCATGCAAACATATCAAAAGCAAATTATCTTTGATGAACGTTATAAAGATATGGATAGTAAAGATCCATTTTATGACATCATTCAAATTTTAAAAAGTAAGGAGTAAACAAATGAATGAAAAACAACAAGTCTTAAATCTAACTAATATTTGTGATGGAAAGTTAGAAGCTGAATTTGAGGAAATGTACAAAGATGCATTACGAAAAATCTCAAAAGGTCAAAAAGCTAAAATCACTATTAATATTGAAATGTTACGAGTTCCAGATACCGATACCATCGTAGAACTTGGTTACAATATTAAATCAACATTACCAGCTATCTCACGTCGTGCTATTGGTTCTTATGCGGACGACTTCACAGTAAAAGTTGATGTCAACGAAAAGCCGCAATTAGAAGTCCTAACATTTAATTCAACTACTGAAAAGAGAGGTTAACACAATGGAAGAAAAATTTAACTTGAATGTACAAACAGAAAATGGTGAAGTAATTATTCGTCATGGTGAAGCAAATGACGTATTTCAATATAACGGATTTAGATATGAACTTAGTAGCGCTGAATCATTTGTTAAAGGTGTAAAAGCTAAGGGAGACCCTAAAACATCTGTTATTACACATTCAGACAAAAAGGTGGTAGCAGTAACAGACTGCACTGTAACAGATCGTACGCAAGACAAAATTGTATACGCATTTCAAAAAAGCGAACAGTTTAAAGAATGGAATTCCATCTTTGGTCTAAGTTTAACGCAAAAAGAAATGCTTGATTTACTCCGAATTCATGAACATGAAATCGAAGATTACGAAAAGCTTTTAATTGCTGTTAGAAATTTCAAATACGTAACACAAACGGAAGGCGATTTTACTCGAACTGATGATGATAACTATGTTATGAGCATCAAAGTAAAAGAAGCTGAAGGTACTTTAAAGATGCCTCGCTTTATCTTTGTAAACATGGTCATTCTTAACGAAAGTCAATTCACTCAAAAAATTGAAGTGCAATTAGACATCATTAAACCTAAAGACGAAGGGGATAAATTATCGTTCAAGTTATCTTGCCCAATCATGAATCGTTATGTTAAAGACGCTATCAAATTTGAAACCGATTCAATTAAATCTGAATTAACCAATTACTTGTTATTGGCTGGTACTCAAGAATAAGGAGCAAATGCATGGGAGAATCAATCAAAATTAATTCATTTGAATTAGAAAATGTAAAGCGTGTTAAAGCTGTGTCTTATGAACCATCACCTAATGGATTAACCATTATTGGTGGAAAGAATGGACAAGGGAAAACATCTATCCTTGATGCCATTGCTTGGACACTAGGTGGTGCAAAATTTGAACCATCTAGTGCGGTGCGTGATGGAAGCTACAACCCACCTAAATTAGAAGTTAAATTATCTAATGGACTAGTTGTTACACGTAGTGGTAATAGCAGCACATTAAAAGTCGTTGATCCAGAAGGTAAAAAATCCGGTCAACGTATTTTAGATGGATTCATTGGACAATTAGCCTTAGACCTTCCTAAGTTCATGGAAATGAGTGACAAGGAAAAAGCAAATGAACTTTTGAAATTATTAGGCGTAGAAGACGAATTAAATAAACTCGAAGGTAAACACCAAGAGGTGTACGCAAAACGTCACTCTATCGGTCAAATTGCAAATCAAAAAGACAAGTATGCAAAAGAATTAGTCGGTTATGACGAGGTGCCACTTGAACCGATTAGTGCATCGGAACTTATTCAACAACAACAAGCCATTTTATTAAAGAATGCAGAAAATCAAAAAAAGCGGAACAATGTTTCTGCTATTCAAGCTCAAATGGTTACCATCAACAACTTGGTTGATGAAACGCAAAAGAAGCTTGAAGAACTGCAAGCTAAGCAGGCACAATTGGCTGAAGATTATGATATTGCAACAACGGCAGCTAAAGACCTTGAGGATGAATCGACGGCTGAACTCGAGGAGCAAATCAAAAATGTAGATGCCATTAATCAAAAGGTACGTGCTAATCAAGAACGTGCAAGAGCATTACAGGAAGCTGCTGATTATAAAGCAGATTATGATAACTTGACTGGTGAACTTGAAACCATCAGGGAAGATAAAAATAAACTGCTTGAATCTGTACAAATGCCATTATCAGGTTTATCCATTCAAGATGGCGTCCTTATCTACAATGATCGTCAATGGGACTGCATGAGCGGTGCTGAGCAGCTCAAAGTGGCTACGGCCATTGTTAGAGCTTTAAATCCTAAGTGCGGATTCGTACTTATGGATAAACTCGAACAAATGGATGTAGACACTATGAAAGAATTTGGGGCTTGGCTTGAATCGGAAGGTCTACAAGTCATTGCTACTCGTGTTACTAATAACCAAGATGAATGCTCCATCATTATTGAAGATGGACACATTAAAGGTGAAGAGTACAGTAATGTAGCAGCACCAGTTAATGAAACTAAACCTGAAAATGAATGGGGTGATTTTTAATGAATATTACAACAGGTAAACGAAAACGTGCGCAAAAGGTGGTCGTGTATGGCACCGAGGGGATTGGTAAAACAACCTTTGCCAGTCACTTTCCATCACCTGTATTTATTGATACAGAGGGCAGCACAGACCATTTAGATGTGGCTCGCACAGATAAGCCTACATCATGGCAAATGCTTATTTCCTTTGTTAAGGAATTTGCAACAATGCCGGGTTTCTATCGGACTTTGGTCATTGACACGATTGACTGGGCGGAACAGTTATGTGTTGAGTACATCTGTGCTAAACATAATAAATCGGGGATTGAAGACTTTGGGTATGGCAACGGATATGTATTTGTCCGTGAGGAAATGGGCCGTTTCTTAAATCTGCTTGATGAAGTTATTAATGCAGGTATGAACGTAGTACTTACTGCTCACGCTCAAATTCGTAAGTTTGAACAGCCAGATGAATTAGGCGCCTATGATCGCTTTGAATTGAAACTTGGCAAAAAGACGGGAAGTCAAACATCTCCACTTATTAAAGAATGGGCGGACATGGTACTCTTTGCCAATTATAAAAATGAAATCATTACTACTCAAACAAACAAAAAGAAAGCAACCAATGGTAAGCGTTTAATGTACGCTACTCATAACCCCGCATGGGATGCTAAAAATCGTCATGGATTGCCTGATATGATGCCATTTGAATATAGTCAAATCGCTCATGTTATCCCAGATGATGTACTACCAACTGCTGCAGCACAAGAATTAGCGCAAGCCGCTAATAATGAATATGCTTCAGAGGTAATGAATGCTACTAAGGAACAAATTGGGGAAGTTACTACAATACAACCTGTAACACTACCACAGGAAACTGTTGATACCAACAAAAACGAAACACCATTAGTTGAAACAGCTATTCCTAAACCATTAAAAGACTTAATGGTTAAGGATGGAATTACATTAGAACAAATCCAATCTGTAGTTATCGCTCGTGGTAAGTATCCAGCTGGTACACCATTTGAAAATTATGATCCAGAATTCGTTAATGGATGGATTATCCCATTCTGGCCAAATATTGTTGAAGCAATTAAGAAAGGAAATTAATTATTATGACAACACAAAGCAATTTTGAAACATTCGGTAAAGCAGAAGAAGTATATTCATTCGACCAACCCATTTTGGCGGAAGAACGTGAATATACGTTACTTGAAGCTGGTTCTTATCCATTTGTAATTACTAATGTAGAAAAGAAATTCTATGAACCAAAAGAAGGTAGCAAGTTACCATCTTGTCCACAAGCTCAAATTACCCTCGAAGTAGATGGTGGTCAGCAAGGGAAAACAAAATTAATTCATAATTTGTTTTACACAAAGTCAACCATTTGGAAAGTTACAGAATTATTTATGGCCGTAGGTCTTGCTAAGAAAGGTGAAAAGTACAATCCTGACCCTGAACAATTATTGGGTAAGTCAGCCATGTGTGAATTGTCACAACAAGGCTATGTTAAAAATGACGGTAATAATGGTACTCGGAACGAAATCAAAAAATGTTTTGCAAGTCCTAATGCTCAAACTAATGGATACGGTGCATTCTAATGGAACTTAGGCCGTATCAACAACAAGCTGTAGACTCGATATGGCATGAATGGGAAACGGTTAATAAAACATTGTTGGTTCTTCCGACTGGCACAGGTAAAACAATTTGTTTTGCTAAAGTTGCTGAGGAAGCGGTTCGCAGGGGTAAGCGTGTTCTTATCCTTGCGCATCGTGAAGAACTATTGCAGCAAGCCTCTGACAAAATTATGAGTGCGTCAGGGCTTACGACTGCAATGGAAAAAGCTGAACATACATGTATTGGACAATGGGACCGCATCATAGTCGGTTCTGTTCAAACATTATGTAAAGACAAGCGATTGTCAATGTTCAGTAAAACGTACTTTGATGTCATTATCATTGACGAAGCACATCATGCTGTATCTAGTAGCTATCAAGCTATATTAAATTACTTTGACCAAGCAAAAGTCTTGGGCGTAACGGCTACACCAGATCGCTCAGATATGAAAAATTTAGGGCGTGTATTTGAAAGTTTAGCATTTGAGTACACGTTACCTAAAGCTATTCAAGAGGGTTTCTTGTCTAAGATTAAGGTGCAAACATTACCGCTCACATTAGATATCTCATCGGTTAAGATTTCAACTGGTGATTTTGCTGTGGGAGATATCGGTAGAGTATTGGAACCTTACTTAGAGGAAATAGCCAATAAATTAATGGAATACAGAAATAGAAAAATTGTCGTATTCTTACCATTAATTGCTACCAGTCAACGATTCTGTGAAATTCTTAATGAGCGAGGATTTAAAGCGGCAGAAGTAAATGGTAAAAGCCAAGACCGTACAGAAATTACACAGGCATTTGCTGAAGGTAAATATAACGTACTTTGTAACTCAATGCTGCTTACGGAAGGATGGGATTGCCCAAGCGTTGATTGTGTAATTGTATTACGTCCTACTCGGTCTCGTGCTTTGTATTGTCAAATGATAGGACGTGGCACACGTCTTTCACCGGGCAAAGATCATCTATTAATTTTAGATTTTCTATGGCATGTAGAACGTCACGAATTATGTAGACCGGCTCATTTAATCGCTAAGTCAGATGATGTGGCCAAACGCATGACGGAAATTCTTGAAGAAAAAGGAATGGACCTTGAAGAATGCGAAAGGGATGCAGAATCTGATGTGTTGGCTCAACGTGAAGAAGCACTTGCAAAAGAACTTGCTGCTATGCGCAAGAAAAAAGCGCAACTTGTTGATCCATTACAATTCGAGTTTTCTATTCAAGCCGAAGACCTTACACATTATGTACCAGCTTTTGGTTGGCAAATGACATCTATTACGGATAGCCAAAAGAAAACTCTTGAGCAATTTGGCATCAATGGTGACAGTATTGAAGATGCTGGCAAAGCATCTATGCTAATTGATAGATTGCAAAAACGTCGTGAAGAAGGATTGTCTACACCTAAACAAATTAGATTTCTTGAAAACAAAGGCTTCAAGAATGTAGGAACATGGAGCAATAACCAAGCCTCTAAGATGATTAGTCGTATTAGTGCTAGTGGTTGGCGCATTCCTAAAGGTGTAGTGCCTGCTACATATAAACCACCTGTAGAAGATTTTAGTCCCCAATGGTAAGGAGTAAACATGGAAAGCAAAATTGATTTACGAGAATTGCTCGAATATATAGACCCTTCCCAATGCTCCTATGATGAATGGCTAAACGTAGGCCTTGCACTTCATCAAGAAGGCTATCCTATGTTCGTGTGGGAGGAATGGTCTGCAGATGATGGAGAACGATTCCATGAAGGCGAATGTGCTGCTAAATGGGAATCCTTTGGTCGATATAATGGAAAGCTTGTTACCGGTGCCACGATCACTCAAATGGCAAAAGAAAACGGATGGACATCTAAACATAAGTTTGAAAATAATGAAGCCTTAAGTTTTGATTCCATGGTATTGGCCACAACTCCAGAACAATATCAAGTTGTTGATAAGAACTGGATTGAAGAATCTGATGTTCATATTCCTAAATCATATCCTTTAGAGCAACGTAAACAAGATATTGTTACATATCTGACCACGTTATTTGAGCCAGAGGAGTACGTTGGATATGTCGTTAATACATTTGCTTTACCGGACGGCAAACAGTCTCCTACGATGGGAAATTATAGTCGTACGGTACAACAAATCATAGATGGTATTAATGGTACAACACAATTAGAAAATGTGTTTGGCAGCTTTAACAAAGAAATGGGCGCATGGATTCGCTTTAATCCAATTGATGGTAAAGGTGTTAAGAATGATAACGTAACCGCATTTCGGTATATGCTCTTGGAATCTGACAACATGTCGCTCGGAAAGCAAAAAGCTATTCTTGAACAATTAGAATTACCAATTGCAGCTATGGTATTTAGTGGTGGTAAATCGATTCATGCCATCGTTAAAGTTGATGCTTACTCCTATGAGGAATACAGAAAGCGTGTTGACTTTATATATTCCATTGCTCAAAAGAATGGCTTCAAGCCGGATAAAAAGAATCGTAATCCTAGCCGATTGTCTCGAATGCCGGGCGTTATGCGAGGTGGTAACCCCCAATTCCTTATGGCAACCAATATTGGCAAAGAAAATTATAAGGAATGGGAAGAATGGATCGCATCCGTTAATGATGATTTACCGGAACCAGAAGAACTTGACGCATTATGGGATAACATGCCAGATCTTGCACCTCCATTAATTGAAGGGATTCTCCGTGAAGGACATAAAATGCTCATTGCCGGACCATCTAAGGCGGGTAAATCATTTGCGCTAATTCAATTATGCATTTCCATTGCCGAAGGTAAGCCGTGGTTTGGATTTGACTGTACACAAGGTAAGGTCCTATACGTCAATTTGGAACTTGATAGGGCATCCTGCTTGCATCGGTTTAAAGATGTGTACGAGGCCCTTGAACAGCAACCAACAAACATTGGGAATATATCCATATGGAATTTAAGGGGTAAGTCCTTACCAATGGACCAATTGGCTCCTAAACTTATCCGTAGAGCCCAAAAGCGTAATTACAAAGCTATCATTATTGACCCTATCTATAAGGTTATTACAGGTGACGAAAACAGTGCTGATCAAATGGCTAATTTCTGTAATCAGTTTGACAAGGTATGTACTGAACTTAAATGCGCAGTTATTTATTGTCATCACCATTCAAAGGGGAGCCAAACTGGTAAGCGGTCTATGGACCGTGCATCTGGTTCTGGTGTATTCGCTCGTGATCCAGATGCATTACTTGACTTACTAGAACTTGAACTCGAGAACATGAACGAGGATAAACTCCAAGATGCTCCTATTGATACTAGCCAATGTACTGCATGGCGAATGGAAGGAACACTCCGAGAATATCCTAAGTTTAAACCGGTAGATTTATGGTTTGACTACCCAATTCATAAAGTGGATACAAACGGGTTCCTTGCAATGGCTCAATTTGATAGCCCACAACAAAAGGGCGCTAATGTTATAAACAAACGCAAAAAAGCTGCTAAAGAAAAGAAGAAAGAGCAAATTGTTGATGCATTCAATATTGCTGATGCAGAAAATGGTTTTACTGGACAAGTAGAAATAAAACGGGTTGCCGAACTTATGGAAGTAAGTGAAAAAACATTACGTCGTTATTTAAAAGAAAGCCCTGTTTATAATATCAATCTTGGTAAGCTTATAGACCCTAATTTAGAATGTAAACCAATTGATGAAAATTGAGGTTTATATAGGGACAAAATTAGGGACAGACGCTCTTATATATATAAGTGTATGTCCTTGTATGTATTTGTCCCAATGTAAAGTGGATTCAAGCTAAGGGGGTAAGGAAAAGGATTTCTGAAATCATCCTTTTCTTACCTCTTCCCCTTAGGTTGAACCCTACATTACAAAAGGGCTTTAAAAATTGTTTTAGTTATTATCAATTAAATTTTCAATAAAGGGGGATTGGTTATTGATTATTGAATTTTTCATTCCTCTTAAAAAGGTTCCTACTGTTACACATCAAACTAAGCAGGTGAATACACAACATGGTAAGCCTATCTTTTATGAATCCGATAAATTGAAACAGGCTAAACAAATATTCTTAACTGGTTTAGTTGATCATGTTCCTAGTGAACCTTTAGAGGGACCTATTCGATTGGTTACCAAGTGGTGTTTCGGTAAAGCAAATTGCAAAGCGCCACATTGGAAAACCACTCGGCCAGATACAGATAATCTTATTAAATTATTTAAGGACTGTATGACCAAGTTGAATTACTGGAATGATGATGCTCAAGTCTGTAGTGAGATTACAGAAAAGTATTGGAATCCAGTAACAGGTATTTGGGTACATATTGAAACGTTGAAAGGTTGATGATATGAAGAAAAAATTAGTCTATGTCGCCCATCCTTATGGGGGCAAGGAAAGCAATCGTAAAAAGATTGATGTGATCATGGGAGACTTAGTTTTAAATGATGCCAGTCATGACTATATTTCCCCAATTCATAACTTTGGGTATGTATATCTGACTGGTGACAATTACCAAAGGGGCTTAGATATCTGTTTAAGCTTGCTTGGCCAATGTGACATTTTAGTGTTGTGTCCAGAATGGGAATCTAGCCGTGGTTGTAAAGGTGAATTTGAATATGCCAAGAAACATAGTATTTCCACTTTTACGTTGAATGAGTGGAAGGCATTAAATCGAATTTGATAAAGGAGACTAAAAACATGTACGAATTACAAACAAAAGCAATTGAAGCAGCTCGTAAAGTGTTGATTGAAAATTTAGGCTATCAAACTGTTGAACCAGAAGATATGTTCATTGTTTGGTTTTGTAAAACCCTACAAAACTGGAAAGCCATTGTTAGTGGTCGGACTATCGAAGAATTTATCGAAGTAACACACAATGGCGATCGTAATGAAACATATATTGATGTGTACTGCAAAACTAAAAATGTGTGTATTAAAGGTGAGTAATGAAGCAGAAGTATACTAAAAAACAATTAGAAGTTGAATTAGCGATGTTGCGAATTAGCTATGAAGTAGAGATAGCTAAAAAGATAATGGAACATCAACGATATGTTAAGGAAACGGAAGAAAAAATAGATAACCTAAAGTTGTATATGGGCATTGGTGGTTTAATTGTAATTGTGTGCGTAGCGTCATTAATACATGTGTTGATTAAGTAAAGGATATGGGCGGTGAAATATCCGTCCTATCATAAGAGGTGAGTATGAGAATTTATAGTACTTTATTTGAAGAAGGAATAGATAATGCTATTAACCTTTTATCCTGTGCGTTAACCATTGTTAATATTAATGATGTTTTTATACCTAAAATTAAATATGATTTTAATAGTTTTTTAATCCAATATGACATTTGCGATGTGCACATTGAACACAGGATAGGTTTAATGGAAATTCAATATTCAAAGATGTCTTTAGAAGAATTTGTGTATAACATAAAACGCCATGTTTTAGCTGAGTTCTTCCGTGTATATGAAAACAGAAATAAGTTAATGTGGGATACAGTACATGATGAAATAAAACAAAATACAATATCTGATACATTGAAATCTTGTATAAAGTTAGCAGGTGATACCCATGAATGAAATGGTTGTTATAAACATTCTACTGGTGATTTACCTTGTGGTTATTTTTAAAATGTCCTATTACTCTTATCGTGAAGCTGCTGCATTAAAACGTTTTATGGTTTCTGATGCATATAAAATGCAATTGCAGAAAATTATTAGATCACAAATACGGGATATGGTGATATGTAGTATTCTGTTTGTTTTAAATATTGTCTGTGTGGTGGTCCTATGATAGAACTTAGTAAAAAAGAATATCGTGAACTGGCATATGAGTATCTACACGAAGCAAGTAAGGCAGCATTGAGGATTAAATCGTTAAAGCGTAATATCCAACGTATTAAAAGCGATATCACATCATTACGTGCAGTAAACTACGGGAAAGAACGAGTAGACGGCGGTGAACCATCAGGAATTGAAGATGATATTAATCGGCTACTAAATATGGAAATGAGGTATAAACGTCAAATCCATGAACTACTGACTAAACGTGATGATGCTTGTCATATGATCGATACATTAACTAATACGGTTGGCTCGATTATCCTCATGCAACAATATATCAATGGTATGTCTGCTAAGGGAGCATATTCATTTGTTGGTTACGGTGAATCGCAAGGTAAAGAATATAAGAATTTGGCACTTGTAGAGCTTGGGTATAAACTCCGACGGAAATCGGCGGTAAACGGCTAATATCGACCTTTTAAGCCCTCCATATCTATGATATATTGTATGTGGAAGAACATGAGTTCATCTCCTAAGCATTTAGAATACCAAACGCAAAAAAGGCGCATCGTAATTGATGTGCCTTTTTTGTTACAGAAAATTATGACACAAATACACTGCATCAAGCACAAATGCTTGAATAATAAAAATGGAATATGTATGGCCAATGAAATATTTTACGATGGCCTATGTCAATCCTATATTACGCATTCAAGCGCTAGCAAAAATTCATGCGGATTATGTGTAAGGAAAAATGGGAAGATGATTCGCAAGGGCGGTAATACATTAAAGTGAGGTGATGATCCATTGCGAGTAAATAGAAAAAACTGGTTGACTGAACCTGATAATTTATTACGTGCAGAAGGTTGGGCTCGTGATGGCCTTACTGATGAGCAAATAGCAAAAAATATAGGTATTTCGATTAGAACTTTATACGACTGGAAAAAGAGTTCACCGCAGTTTCTGCAGTCCCTTAAAAGAGGGAAGGAAGTTATTGACCTTGAAGTTGAAAATGCATTGCATAAACGTGCTATAGGTTACGAATATGAAGAGAAAACATACGAGAATGGGAAACTCGTTAAAGTTGTAAAGAAACAACAGCCTCCGGATGTTACGGCTCAAATATTCTGGCTGAAAAACCGTAATCCTGAAAAGTGGAGAGATACTAAAAATATCGATGTCAAAGGTGAGCTTACGGTGTCTGCTATGGATAAATTGAAAGCTGCACGGGAGAGAGCTAATGGAAAAACATGACGAGTTAATAGAGGCATTAGGCGCTCTTACACATGATCCGTTAGCGTTTGTATATTTTGCCTATCCTTGGGGAGAGCCGGGGACGCCATTGGAAGATATGGAAGGGCCTGATGAATGGCAAATACAAATCTTAAAAGACATCGGTGAACAATTAAAGAAGGGCAAAGACCTGCAAACCGCTATTCAAGAGGCGGTAGCATCTGGACATGGTATCGGTAAATCAGCACTGATATCATGGCTTATTCATTTTGCAATATCTACTCATGAGAATACTCGTGGCGTAGTAACTGCTAATACAGAAGGTCAGCTCAGAACAAAAACATGGCCAGAGCTTAGTAAGTGGCACAATATGTTCATTGCTAAAGATTTATTTACGTATACGGCAACAGCTATATTCAGTAGTGATAAAGACTACGAAAAAACATGGCGTATTGATGCTATTCCTTGGAGTAAGAATTCCCCTGAATCATTCGCCGGTCTTCACAATCAAGGTAATCGGATATTGGTTCTATTTGATGAAGCATCTGCTATTGATGATGTCATTTGGGAAGTAACTGAAGGGGCTCTTACAGATGCTAACACGGAAATTATTTGGTGTGCATTTGGTAACCCTACTCGTAATAGTGGGCGGTTCCGTGAATGTTTTAGAAAATATAGAAAGTTCTGGAATACATATCAGATTGATAGTAGAACCGTTAAGATATCTAACAAAGCTAAGATTGAAGAATGGTTAGAGGCTTACGGTGAGGATTCCGACTTCTTCAAAGTTCGTGTGCGTGGTGTGTTCCCTTCCGCATCAGATTTGCAATTCATCTCTACTGAAATTGCTGACAAAGCACAAAAACAATCTTATAAGCCGGGAGCATTTGAACATCTACCTGTAATCATTGGTGTGGATCCTGCATGGACTGGTTCAGACTCCTTAGAAATAGTAATGCGTCAAGGTTACTCTATGAAGTCGCTTGCATCTATTCCTAAGAATGATGATGACTGGCGCATGGCTCAGCTGATTGCTCAGTTCGAGGACGAATACAAAGCTGATGCCGTATTCATTGATATGGGGTACGGTACAGGAATATATTCTATCGGTAAGCAATTAGGGCGCAAATGGCGATTAATTGAGTTTGGCGGTAAGAGTAATGACCCTGTATACCTCAATATGAGAGCCTACATGTGGGGACAGATGAAAGAATGGCTCCGTGAGGGTGGTTCTATTCCACCAAATGACCAAGCCTTATACGATGATATCGTAGGGCCTGAAGCGATCATTGATAAGAATGGTCGCATTCAGCTTGAAAGTAAAAAAGATATGAAAGACCGAGGGTTGCCATCTCCGAATAAAGGGGACGCTCTCGCCTTGACCTTTGCTGCGCGGGTCGTTAAAAAAAGCGAAACAGGCAATAGGATTGTAGCTAACACAAGTTACAGTCCTTTTTAATTTGTTAGAAAGCGAGGAATAAAGATGTGTATGAAGAGTGCATCTGCTAACTATACACCACCTGCTCCAGCTCCAACTGTTCAAACGAATATGAGTAATCAGACTGGTGAGGAAATGGCAGAAACTAAACGCAAATTCAAACGTGGCTTTGAATCTACTATCTTAGGTCCGACTGTGGGCGGCCAGAAATCAATTTTAGGGGGATAGCATGGCGGAAATGGAATCTTTACTGGCTAGACAACCTACGGAGGGCGTTAAGCCTGTTAGGCGTGATTATGCGAAGTTGAGAAAGAAATTCTCTCAGCTATTTAATGCGCAGCAACGATATGTAAATAAGTGGAAGCAGTTGCGTGACTATCAGTTGCCGTTTATTGGTCAATTTGATGGTGAAGAAGACCAATCAGAACCTTATAACGGTAAAATCCTAAATCCTGTAGCTTGGGAAAGTTGCCAAATATTTGCCAGTGGTGTTATGAGCGGACTTACTCCACCAAGCCGTAAATGGTTTAAGCTAACCATGGAGAATATCGATGTAGCAGCTAATAGCCAAGTCGCTGAATTATTGGATGAACGAGAGGAAATCTTATATGCGGTTCTTGCTAAATCCAATTTCTACAGCGTAGTTCACCAAGTTTACATGGAACTAACCATAGGTCAAGCTCCTATGGGGATATTTGCTGATAGTGAATCTGGTGTTCGTTTCACATCGTATCCGATAGGTACCTATGCTATTAGTACTAACAGCAAGGAAATCGTAAATATTTTTGGCCGTAAATACAAAATGACAGTTGATCAGATTGTCGAACAGTTCGGGTATGAAAATTGTCCGGATAACATAAAGAATATTTACGATAACGGAAATAGCTTGCAACAATCATTCACAGTCAATTGGTTGGTTGAACCTAACAAAGACCGTAAGGATAAGTTAGGACGTCGCAATATGCCATACTCGTCCATTTATTGGGTTGAAGGCAGCAATAGTGATGAAGTGTTATATCATGGCGGTTTTGAGGAATGGCCAATTCCAATCGCTCGGCATACGTCGATGGACTTGAATGGTTACGGCAAAGGTGCCGCATGGTTCGCACAACCAGATTCACAAATGTTGCAGAAGTTAGAATTTGACTATCTAACAGCCGTTGAATTGGGTGTTAAGCCTCCTATGCAAGCACCATCTGATGTTATCAGTACGGTTAACTTGTATCCGGGTGGCATTACAGAGATTGAGGGGCAACATAAAGTTGAACCGATGTTTGCTGTGCAGTCTAATTTACAGGATATTCAGAATAAGATTGCAGTAACAGAGGATTCAATCAAAAGAGCCTATAGTGCTGATTTATTCTTGATGTTAGACCAAATCGATAAGGGTCAAATGACGGCTCGTGAGGTTATGGAGAGAACTCAAGAGAAATTGCAGCAATTAGGACCTGTGGTTGAACGGTTGCTCTCTGAATTCTTGAATCCAATCATTGAACGTGTGTATTCGGTGCTAGATCGTGCCGGTGTATTTCCACCTGTTGATGAAGAGGAACTCTTAGACCAATTAAACGGTCAAGAAGTGAAGATTGAATATATCTCACCACTTGCTCAGGCGCAAAAGATGAGTTCATTGGTTAACATCGAACAGTATTTTGCGTTTATTATGTCTTTGGCACAAGCTAATCCTAATATCGTCAACAAGTTCAACTTTGAGGAAGCGGCCAATACATACGGTGTAAATCTCGGTGTTCCGGCTAAGATTATTCGTTCTGATGATGAATATCAAGAAATCTTAGCACAACAAGCACAGGCACAGGCTGAACAGGAGCAGCAAATGCAGTTAATGCAAGCGGCTCAACTAGCACCTCAAATGGCTAGTGCGGCCAAACAAGCAACAGATGCCGCCAACGATGGCAATCCTGCATTACAGCAGTGGCTAGGAATGGACGGTGTCTAGATGAAGAAAACAATTAAAGATTATATGCAAGAGCGAGATATGCAAGCTCTCAACCACGTACTTAGCACAGAGCTAGGTAGGTGGTTTTTTTGTCGTCTGATGGATCGCTCTGGCATCTTAAAGCAATCGTTTACTGGAAATAGTGAGACGTATTTTAACGAAGGAAGGCGTTCGATAGGGCTGTTATTCCATAAGGACCTAGTTAAATTAGGCACCGATGGCGTTAAACAGTACCATCAAGCGCAGCTCGAATATATCGGGCAACAAGAATATTTTAATAATTTAGTCGAAAAGGAGAAACAAAATGGCTGAAGAAAATATGGGTGCTAACAATAACATGACTGGCAATGAACCGGGCACGAATCCGGACCAAAATAATCCTACGCCACCTACTGAACCACCTGCTAAACCAGATGGCGAAGGTAGTAATCCATCTGTACTAGGCGGTGATAATACGCCACCTGCTGAACCAACAGTTTATGATTTCAAATCCGTGTTCCCTGAAGGTACTGAACTTGATGAAACTGTATCTGCAGACTTTAGCAAATTACTTAACCAAGTCGGTGCTACACAGGAACAGGCTGTTGAACTAGCCAAGTTTGGCAGTCAGTATGCACAGAACATCTTGACTGCTTATCAAGAGCAGCAAGAGCAAGCAGTTATTGAAAAGCAACAAGCGGATTATGAACACGCCAAAAAGGAATTAGGCGGTAAATTCGATGAAACTGTAGCGCTTGCAGGCAAAGGTATCGAAGCACTAACTAAAGCGGTACCGGAATTACGTCAATTACTTGTTGATAGTCACATTGACAACAATATCAACATGATTAAGGTATTTGCGGCCGTTGGTGAAATGGTTCAGGAAGACCCGGGTAAAGGCACAAGACAAGCTGGAACCGGTCAAAATTCTGATGAAGAAACAGCAAAACGAAAAATGTATCCATCTATGTATTAAGAAATGAGGTAAATAATTAATGGCTACAATTGGAACTCAAAATTTAACACTTTTAGATTTGCAAAAACGAATGGATCCTAATGGTAATGTCGCTCAAATTATTGAGCAATTAGACCAATCCACTGAAATCATTCAAGATATGACGATGGTCGAATGTAACCAAGGGTCTAGCTTTGTAACGACTGTACGTACTGGTTTGCCAGATGTTACATGGCGTAAATTATATGGCGGTGTTCAAGCGTCTAAATCCTCCACACGTCAAATTACCGACAATTGCGGTATGCTTGAAGCATATTCGCAAACTGATAAAGCGCTTGTTGATAAATCCAAAGATAAAGCATCCTTCCGTGCAACTGAAGATAAAGCATTCGTTGAATCCATGGGGCAGGAATTATGTCGTACAATCTTCTATGGCGATGAAAATACGCCAGAAAAATTCATTGGCTTGGTTCCTCGCTTCAATACTCTTGATATTAAGAAGGCAGCAAGTGCAGAAAACATTCTTGATGCAGGTGGCACAGGTAATTTGGCATCTATTTGGCTTGTTGGTTGGGGTCCTTTGTCCGTTCATGGCATTTATCCTGAAGGTTCTGCAGCAGGCTTGCACCAAGAAGATAAAGGTGTTGTTACTGTTACTAAAGAAGATGGATCCATGTTCGAGGCATATCGTACACACTTTAAACATGATGTTGGTTTAACTGTACGGGACTGGAGAAATGTCGTTCGTATTGCTAACATCGACGTTACGAAATTGACAAATGATGCTAAAGCCGGTGCAGATCTTATCAACTTAATGATTGAAGCGGAAGAACGTATTCCTAATCTTGGTGGTGTTCGTCCAGTTTGGTATATGAACCGTACATTGCGTACATTCTTACGTTTGCAAAAGAACACAAAACATGGTTCCACTATCACTGAAGATATGGAAATGGGTAAACTTGTTACTCGTGCAAACGGTGTGCCAGTTCGTAAAATTGATGCATTGTTAAGCACTGAATCTCGTGTTATTGCGTAAAGAAAGGGACATAATTCAATGATTATTGATACTCAAAATACATTCTTTTGGAAAAAAGAAATCACTGCAAATACAAATTCTGATGTAGTGATGAATGGGAACGGTGGCGATGCTGCCGTTGCCTTATGGTTGTATATTCGTTTAGATAAAGATGTTACGGGTACGCCTTTATTTAATGTTTACACTTCTGACAAAGAAAATATGGCTGATGCTGTATTGCTAACCGGAATTACATTGCCACAGAACTCTAAAGCTGGCACAGAATATAAAGGTCGACTTCCTGCAGGTGCTAAAAAGTTTATTCGCATCAATGCGAATAATATGACTTCCGCTACGATTACATCATTTTTAACAGATGGTGTGAATTTGAAATAAGAGGTGAGACTATGATTTTTACAGCTAACGTAACGATGTACCATGGTAATCGTGGATTAATTCAAGAAGGTGAAACTATTAATTTCTCTGAAGAAGAAATTAAAGAATTTGAGCCTGATTATTTCAAACAGCTTTTCTCTGGTAACGAAGATGAAGTAGCAAAAATCTTTAACCCAAAATCTAAGGCTAAAGACAAAGAACCGCCTACTGAAACTCAGCCTCCTGAAACAGAACCGGATGACAAAAATCCACCAGATGAAAATACTGAAGGTGACAATACCGGCAATGAAAATCCACCAGATGAAAATACTGGCAATGAAAAGCCTAAGAAAACAAACAAAAAGAAAACCGATACTACGGAAGAATAAGTGACAATATGAGGGGTGCTTATGCATCCCTCTATTACCATATAGGGGGAAATATGACACCTACTGATATTTGTAATCAAGCACTTGCATTAATTAACGCAGGATTGCTTTATTCACTTGAAGAAGAAACTGAGCAAGGTCGCCAATGCCGTATGCAATATGACCCAACTAGACAGTTGGTATTGCGACAATTTGAATGGAATTTTGCTCGCAAAAATGAAAGATTAGTTTTGTCCGCTCATAAAATTAATGGGTGGAATTATGTATATACGTACCCTGAAAAGTGTATCCGCATTTTAGGTGTTATTCCACAAGGCGATCGCTTCCATGCTGAATCGCAACCGGAATACAATATATTTAATATTGGAAATAACAAAAAATGCATAGTGAGCGATGTGCCACTAGCATTCATTGATTATATATATGACGTGACAGATTTAGACGTTTGGGATTCTATATCCCTTTATATGCTGCAGTGTAAACTGGCTAGCGCATTAGCTATGCCACTGACTGGTGATAGAGGATTGTTTGACCAAGCATACAAGTTGTATCAAGCTGCAGTTCAAGAAGCTAAAGGAATGAATGCTAAAGAACGTAAGCAAGATACAGTATATATATCTAGCTACGTGAAAGCGAGGGATTGGTAATGAGTAATCCGATATACATATCACAGCTAGCGTTTACAACTGGTGAAGTATCGCCAGATGTTTCAAGTCGCTTTGATTTAGAGCAATACAAAAGTGCCTTATTGGAAGCGGAGAATGTGGTTATTCGTCCATATGGAGCCGTTGCAAAACGTCAAGGCAGCCAATACGTGGGGCAAGTTAAATATAGTGATAAGCCAACACGATTATTTGAATTTACGACAAACACCAATAATTCTTTCATGCTCGAATTTGGTGACAAATATATTCGTGTATGGAATTACGGAATTTATACCGGTATTGAAGTTACGACTCCTTTCACTAGCGATATATTGTTTGATTTAAATTGTAACCAATCTGGTGATGTTATGTTCATCTGTAGTGGCAAGTACCCTATTCAAACGCTATCACGATATAGTGATACTGACTGGAGAATGAGTACATATAAGCTAACTGAACAACCTTATGATGAAATCAACACGGACAATGGGCATACATTGACAGTTAATGGCGATACGATCACATCCACAAAAGACCTCTTCACACAAGATATGGTAGGTAGTGTTATTCAGATTGCATATTACGTTGAGGCGGTACATACTAAGTCAGCTGGCGAAGTGGTAGAGAAAAAAGTAAAACGCTATATGCAAGCACAGACTATCGAAAAAACCTACAACAACATCAATTACAATGTTGGAGCATTTAGTACTGATACCGAGTTATCATGGAAATTCACAACGCACGGCACATGGGAGGGTACAGTCAAGTTACAGATTTCTAACAATGACGGTCAGACTTGGAAAGATTACAGAACGTATACATCTAAGAATGACTACAATGTTACTGATACAGGAAAGATAGAGGCTGGAGCAAGGCTTAAATATGTATCGGATATTAAGAGTGGTTCTGTGAATTGCGACTTATCTATTATGCCGTTCACTCAATATGGTATCGTTGAGATTAAAAGCGTAACTGATGCTAAGAATGCAAAGGTTAATGTTCTGAATGGTATTAAAGAGGGTGAGCCTAGCTACCAATGGAAATTAGGCAGTTGGAATAGAGGCAGAGGTTATCCTAAACTTTGTACATTCTATCAAGACCGATTTGTAGTTGCTGCTACTGATAGCAAGCCTAACTTCATATGGTTTAGCCGTACTGGTGATTATCCAAATTTTGGTGTCGAAAAGGTGGAAGGCACTATCACAGATGATAGTGCAATCACCTTGCCGGTTATTAATCGCAAGATGTGTGAGATTCGTCATCTCGTACCAGCTAACGATCTAATCATTCTTACAAGCGGTAATGAGTGGATTGTAAGAGGTGATAAAACCATTACGCCTACCAACTGCAATTTAAAAACACAAACCCAACGAGGGGCCTTATCGTGTGAACCTCAATTCATAGGTAATCGGTGCGTGTTTGTTCAAGAGCGTGGCGGTACTGTTCGTGATATGGGTTACTCTTATGAGAGCGATAACTACACAGGGCAAGACCTTACATTGTTTGTTAAAACATTGGTTAAAGGTCATCTGGCAGTAACAAGTACTTATGCACAAGACCCTGACAGTATTATTTATTACGTTCGAGATGATGGGCAACTCAACTGTTTAACTTATATCCCAGAGCAAAAAGTGTATGGATGGTCGCACTTTGTAACGAATGGTAAATATCGATATGTAGAAAGTGTAGCAGAGGGTGAGCAAGACACAATCTATTTTGTTGTGGATCGTGTGATTAATAATAAGAGTGTGAAATGCATTGAACGTAGTATTCCGTTGTATACAGAAGATAACTCCGATGTGTTCTTAGATTGCTATGTTAAAGTCGCTAATTCAATTAAGACTGATTACATCAACGCACCTCATTTAGTAGGGCAAATGGTAGACATAGTAATTGATGGACAACAGATGCCATCTAGGGTAGTACCACCAACTGGTGTTATTAAATTGGATGGCAAAGCAAATGTAATTACTGTTGGTTTGCCTTACACTACTAAAATTAAAATACCTAACGTAGAACAACAAATAAACGATGGTACTTTACAAGGCCGAGTTGCTACAGTATCAAGAGTAGTGCTTCGCATGTATAAATCGTTTGGCGGCAAAGTTGGCCGTACATTTGACAGAATGGATGATATTACATTACCACCAAATGAATTGTTTACAGGTGATAAGCCTGTAATCCTACCTAAAATGGGAATAAATTATTCAACCGATACATCGATATGTATTAAGCATAGTGATCCATTCCCATTTAATTTATTATCGATAACTCGTATTGTTGAAATTGGCGGAGGACTAAGAGATGTTCCGGGACTATAAAATTGACGAAATTGAGCCTACACGGCGAGATAAATTAATTCAGGACCTAGAAGTTAACCTAAGGGCAATAGACGCCATAGAAGTCCAAGAGGTGAATCGTTTATACCCTTTCAAAGATTTCTGTTCCGAGATTTGCAAATCTGATTATGATAGCCATGTCGTTGTAGAAGACGATGTGGCTATTTGCGTATATGGGATTGCAAAAGAACCAGTTAACGGAATGTATGGGATTTATTTTCTAGGTAATAAAGTATTAGAAAACGATATGCGATGGCAGATGCGTTTTATCAAGTTAAGCAATCAAGTTATTGCTGAATGGTTAGAGACTAGGGAATGGCTATTTAATTACGTTCACACAACTAACATTAAAACAAAGCGATGGCTCGAATCGATTGGGGCCATTATTCATCCAACTGTAAAAGTTGGCGATTTAGAATTATTCACTCTTAAGAAGGAGGACTTCATATGTGCTTACCCGCAGCGGCAATCTTAACCGCAGTCAGCACCGGCATAGGGATGATTGCGCAAAATCAACAAACAAAAGCGCAAGTTTCGATGTACAACGCCCAAGCACAAGCGGCTGAGGCTAATAAGCGAATATCTGACCGCAAACAAGAACAAATTGCTATGCAACAATTACAAGAGCGGGACAAGATGGATAACCGCATGAAGCTTGTAGCTGGCACAAATGCAGCCGAGGCAGGGGCAGGAGGATTGCAAATGGCAGGGTCCCCATTACAATTGATGGCATCTAGTTATGATGAATACAACAAAGACATCTACAATTGGGAACAAAATAAGAATAATGCTATTTACAATGAATATTTGAACGGTATGAACTATCAGAATGAGGCTAATGCCGCACGTGCTTCTGCTAAAAATGCACGACGTCAAGGCAATTTGGCAATGGTAGGTAGCATTCTTGGTGCCGCATCATCTATGTATGGTCTTAAACAACAATACGCAGGTGGCAAGATGAAGACTACATATGGTGGTGACCCTGTAGGATATACAGATAGGGGTCCGGTAGTGACTGTTAAGCGTGATTATAAAATGAGGTAGGATATGAAATTTGTTAATTATGATCCAACCCAAAAATTAAATACAGTTCAAGGTAGCACACAGGCTTCTAGTAATGAAACGGCATATGGTGGTAATGTAAGTGGCTTAAATGCTATGAGTAAAGCCTTACAAGATGCAACAAATACATGGATGGAAATTGACAAACGAAAAGATTACATCGATGTAACCAATGCTATTAATGAGTTCAATAATAGTACTAACCAACTGTTGAATGATGATAAAGACGGGCTGATGAATCGTAAAGGAATGAATGCTCAATCTATATTGCCTGACTATAATGCTGGTGTAGATAAAATACAACGTGAAATCATGGGTAAATATAAATTCAGAACGAATGATGCTATTAATGCCTTTATAAAAGCCGTTGAAACATCTAAGACAACTGATTACAATAACATATCCAAATATTCAAGAGGTCAATATGAAACGGCGTTAAGTACAGCTACGCAAAATCAAATTACAAATCTTCGTGATTCTGCTATCCGTTCTGACAACATGGCTGACCAAATGAAAACAATTGCATTGATGGGTGATTTGTATCGGTCTACTGGTAAAGAATTAGGACTAGATGATGAGCAGATTAATGAAAAAATCCGTGCTAATACAGACCAAACAGGAAAGTATTTACTTGATAGATCCGTGGCAGAAAATGATTCAATGAAAGTTGAAAATTTATTGACTTCATTAAGTGGTGTTGTTAGTGAAGATGTGCTGACGCCATATAAAAAAATGTCCAGTCAAATGAACATTAATAAACTAGTTAATGATGATAATACACATGCTAAGTTGTATCAGATGTATGGACATGATTTAAACTCAGGAATGAGCAGCGCTGCCATGTATGTTAGAGCCAAGATGGAAACTGAAAACGAAGAAGCCATTAAAGGTGGAGTTGGTCAAAACAAACAGTTATGGGATATGGCTGTTTATGCTAATAAAAAATATGGTATTAATACTGAAATCGCATATCGACAATTATATGCAGAAGGTACAGTTGGCGGTGAATTAAGCAGGCTTGCTAGAGAAAATCACAATTACGCAGGTTTAACACAGGTTGAACCAAATGGTGAAGAAAATAAACAGACTGATGGTGGTACAAATTATTATAAAATGTACAATTCTGATGAAGAGTTTGTTGATGATTGGATGAAAGGATATATCATTCCTAATAATGCTATCAATGCACAATCTATAGATGAATATGCTGATAAATTAAAAGCTGGTGGATATTATACGGCAAGCGCAGAACATTATAAGAGCTTAATGAGAAATGCCCCAATGTCTAGCGGCGGCAGTCCAAAATATTCAGAAGACCAAATTAAGAAAGCTGAGGATGAAGCTAGGGCGGCATATAAAAATTATTTTACGTTGCAAGAACAAACTAGAAAGATTGCTATTAATGATCGCTTACAAGCTAGTCAAATAATCTTGAATCAAAAGATAGCCAATGGCGATGTAAGCGGTGCGTTCCAATATGCACAGGTTCAATTGGCAGGTGCCACAACTCCTGAAGAGCAAGAATATTGGAGCGGTAAAATGGCTAGCGAAAGACCGAAGCTAGATAGAATTTATGAAAAAAGTTTGAAGATGACGGCACAAGAAAAATGGGGAATTAAGCAGTACGCTAAATCTCACACTTACGAACAAACACGAGCATATGCAGAACGTGTATTGCCTAATAAAATCATGGATGATGAACTTGATGCATCATTACTTGAAATCGATGATAACAATAAGAAAGCTAGCAACATTGACTTAACTCCATATGAATATAAACTTGCTACAGTTATGCCTGAAGACAAAACATTGGCAGGCAGTTTTAAATATGGTGTTAAACAAGAAATGGCTGGACGTATTGAGGAATTTAAGGTTAAACATCATAGACCACCTACAGATGCGGAAAAAGATGAAATCTTCGATGCTGCAGTCGCAACAAGTACATTACGTAGTACAAGCAAACCATTCTTTGGTGACGGAGACGATTATTCCTCTACAATAAGCGGTGCAAGTAACCAAGCTATTGATATCGTTCATGCTGAACCTGTAGGAAATCATTATATCCGAGTAACATATCGTGATGGCTCCACTCAAGACATTTATGAATCAGAATATAATGCATTACAACGGAGATATACAAATGGCTGATATTAATCAAAAAGAACGTGAGGAATTTCAAGCGTTAATACATGGATACGGACAAGGCCCACGTTCCTTTACGGCTAATGCCGGCATACAATCTAGTCCAGTAGGTGGTTTAACACCAGTTGGGCAAGCTATCGGTTCAGGAATAGATACTGTAGCAAATATTGCTAAAAGCACAGCGGATGCATTATCTACAATTGCCAATACACCTATAAGCGTTACCAATAATGATGGTACAACAACGGTATCTCCATTTGGGCAACAGGGAAATACATTCCAAGCGATAGGTCAATTAGGACAATCATTGCCTAATGCTTTACCTGCTAGTTTCGTTAGTAACACAGACCGATTATTCTTATATAACAATGATCAATTACGTGCTAATGAAGCCTTACGAATTGCCAAGACGTTAAATATTGGTGCAGATACAGTCATGTTTGGCGATGATAGAGCCTTTGAACGTGCTGATTATTTGTCTAGACGTGCTGAACGTGGCCAAGTTTTACAAGATATTTATGATGAGTTTCCAGAACTCTACAAAGTTAAATATGGCTCGCAAGCTGAAGGTATTCAAGCATTAAACAATATCGAATCAATCAAGAATACAAAAGGTATATTTGATTCATTACAACAAAGCATTTGGGCAATGAATGACCAAATGAAATTAGGCGATGTTGGCTTCGCCTTAGCTTATGAATCTGACCCACAAAAGATTAGCGAATTAACGGCTGAAGTTAATCGATTACAAAATAACTTGCAAAATTATAGACGTCCAGATGGTGGCAGTCCTTTACAAGAGGTATTGGGTTCAACTGCTAGTCAAATCTATATGATGGGTAAGCAAGGCGGTGCAGGTGCTATTGTAGGCGGTATAATTGGCGGTATTGGTGGCGGTGTAGTTAGTGGTGGCTCTGCTGCTATACCTACTGCAATGACCGGCGCTAAATGGTTAGGTTCTGCTGATATGGCATACGAGATGTACAAAATGTCATTTGGTAATAAGTACCTAGAATTAATCAATAAAAAGGATACAAAAGGCAATCGTGTATATTCTAATGAAGAAGCAAAAGAATATGCCATGTCATTCGCTGCAGTTGATGCTAGTATTGAATTTGTGGCGACTCGTGCTATTGGTAAAGCAGCGTCTAGAATTGCTCCTAAGTCTACATTAGCAAGTGCAGTTTCAAGAGGAACTAGCAATGTTGCTGAGACATTCAATCGAGGTATTGGCGTAACTGCTGCACAAGTTGCTAAGACCTCCATTAAAGCTGGCGCTCCAGAGTTATTTGAGGAAGGCTTGCAAGACGTCAACGAAAAGCTGCAACATAACTTATGGCGCAAATCGAATGATCAAGAGGGTCCATATTCTGCAGGCGATATGTTTGTTGGCGCAGGTGAAGCTATGTGGCAAGCATTACCGGCTGTTGTTGGGTTTGGTATGATTGGTGGCGGTATTAGCGGTGTACGCACCATGAAAGCCTTCAAGGATTTTCAAAAGTTATCCCCAGAAGAACAGCACATGGCTGTTATGGAAGAACAAAATCGTAATGGACATGTTATTATGCAGAACCTTAAAAACGATGCTGCAGTTAATAATTTGGCAAAAGAAAACCCTGAGTTATACGGAAAAATCGTACAAGCTCAGGGGGATAATATAGGCGTATCTACCGCTTATATTAATGTCAATGAAATGGCTGAAACCGAAGAAGGTCAAGCGGCTATTCGTAATATGATAGATGCTGGATTGGTAACACAAGAGGATGTATCTAAGGCGATTACGGCTGATGCTCCGATTGAAATTCCTATCGGGTCTTATGCGCAATTAAGTGGTGGCTTATCTGAAGAAACTGTTAAGGCATTAGAAGAATCCTCTTACTTTACACGTGGTGGTCTTTCTATGAAAACACTTGAACGTGCAAAAGAAGAAGTCCATGCTATGAAAGACCTTGTTAAAGATGATACTGAAAAACGTGCAAAACATGTTAAGGATGATATTATTCGTAGCTACTTTGATGAAGTATCTGATGTAGATAAAGAAATGCTCGATGTGGTTCTTGCGGATCCGACACATATTAAACAAACGTTTAATAATGTGTATAATGAACTTACTGAACAGTACCGGGAACAATATACAAGTGATTTCGATGCTATGGATACGGATTTAGAAACGGCACGTACTAGCGGGGTAAATCCTACATGGTTAGGTGATAGCAAAATACCACGTTCTAATTCTGAGCGCAGACGAATGGCATATCAATCTAGCCTTGCTCGAACTCAACGTGCATTAGCGGATAATCCGGAATCACTTAATCAAGCAGGTGCCCATTATGCTGATATGGAGCATACACTTAAACAGATTGAATCGTTAGAATCTATGCGAGATAAGCTATTTGAACTTGCAGATAATGATATCGCCTTACGTATGCAATTATCCAAATCCGGATATGAAGTGTATCAGTCTTTAAAATCCATAATGAGCGATGCAACTGTTGATCGTAAACAACGTGATACGGCAGAAGCCAATGCATTGCTTATGGCACAACATGCTGATGTAATGGCACAATACATGCGACAAATGGGCCGTGGTGGTTATACTGCTATGGATTATTTCCGTGATAGCGTGCGTATCAACATGAATGCAGTTTTAGAAAACCAAAAAGGGTATAATCAATTAGATCAAGATGCAAGACTTAAATTAAGTATTGATAAGAAAAAGTGGAGTAGAATTATAGATAATATTTCATCTTATAAAAGATCTGATTTAATTAGAGTTATGGACACTCCAGCTGTACTGCAACTCGTAGGTGTTAAGGATTTGCCAATCAAAATGTATGTTTCTAAATATTTTGATATGAAAACAGGTGCTGGCAAAAACAATCAACATAAGACAGTTACTAACAAAATGTGGAAACAATTACCTAGTGCATTGGTAGACCCGATTGCAATTTTCCCATCTAAAACAGTTAATGGTTCGATTGTGGTTATGACAGAAATTACAGATAGTAACAAAAAGCAAAGTATTGTTGCTTTGGAATTATCAGCTAGTGTTGCAAATAATATTACAATTAATAGAATAAAATCTTTTTACCCTAAAGATAATGCTAGTGCAAATACATGGTTTTATAATAATTTTGCAGATAAAAACAATCCACCACTCTATATAAACGAACAAAAAACCACTAGATGGTTTACAAGGAACGGGCTCCAATTGCCTTACCAAGTAAACCAATCTAGTGGTTACTTTAATAAAAGTATACCAAATGAAAATGATTTAAGCAACTACAGAAACGCAAATAGTAATATTTTTTATCAATCAGCATGGCATGGTTCACCACATGACTTTGACACATTTGATTTAGGTGCTATTGGTACTGGTGAGGGCAACCAAGTACATGGTTGGGGTTTGTATTTTGCTAAAGATAAGAAAGTGTCTGATTTATATAGACGTGAATTATCCTTAATCCATGACGTTGATAAAGGCACATTATTTAAAGTTGATGTGCCAGATACTAAAGAAATGATTGATGAACAACAATCATTAAATATTTTAAGTAAAGAAACAAAACAAAATCTAAATGCAGCAATTAATGCATTGCCAGAACAAGAAAAAGAAGTATTTATCAACGAATATACAAACAGCCCTTTATTTAACCATTATGCAAAAAAAGAAATTGATGAGTTAGGAAGTAAGTTTGAACAACTAGATAATGAATACCGTTTACTCAAAGATGAATACCTTGATAAATTTCTTAAAGAAGATCTTAACAAGATTACACAAAGAAACCTAAATAGATTGTCCGAAAAATATAATATTGATTTAAAGGCATTAAAAGAAAACCCCAATAGTATAAAAGATATAAAAAATCAACTAGATACTATGTGGTTTAATGCTTTTAAAGAATTTGGCATGACTAAACAAAGGTATAGGGATACATATTGGGGTAAGTATAAAAAAGATTTCTCTTCACTGTTAAATGACAGTGGCATAAATGGTAGAGATTTTTATCTGGCATTATCTAAAGCACTAGGTAGTGCAAAACAAGCGTCAGAACATCTTAATAAGTATGGTGTTAAAGGTATTACTTATGTTGGTGAGCAAGATGGACGATGCTATGTAGTGTTCGATGACAAGGCAATTAAAGTCATTGAAAAGTATAACCAATCTATAAACGGCATGACAGAAATCATGAAAGATGGTGAACGCATTATCAGCATTTTCAAAACCGCAGATAGAAGTACGTTCTTACACGAAATGGGTCATGTATTCTTTGACGACATTAAGAACCTAGCAGAAATGGAAAACGCCCCAGAGCAACTTGTTCTAGATTGGAACAAGTTGAAAGAGTGGTCTGAATGGGATAATGCGAAAGGTGCTGACAATACAAAGGCACATGAAAAGTTTGCTCGTGGATGGGAAGCATACCTTCGTGAAGGGAATGCTCCTACAAAAGGATTACAACGTGTATTCCGGATGTTCTCAAAGTGGTTAACTCGTATCTATCGTGCGGTGACACGACTAGGCGGATTGCCACCTAAGGAAATACAAGATATCATGGCACGTATGATCGCTACCCAAGAAGATATAGATGCCTACACAAAAGAGCAAGCACTTGAACAATTTGAATCTAGCAAGTTATTTAAACAGCTCGATGAAGCTGAGCAAGCAAAGGTTCAAAGCTATATTGCCGACGTCGGGGAAATGGCGAAAGAACGTGTCATGAAGCGGTATATGAAGGAATTGGAAAGTCGTCCAATCAAAGAATGGAACGATGAAAAAGATTCTATTCAAGCTGATATCGAAAAGCGTTTAATGGAACAGTACCCAATCTATAAAGACCATCAACGCTATAATGCATTTGGTAAGGATGCACTAACCAATACTCGATACGGCACACTAAAAGAATTAGAAGCTGCTGAACGTGAGCAAACCGGATTTACGTTTGACGAAGCTGTTAATCAGGCTATGGAATCTGCCGAGCAGGCATTCATTGAGGATAACCATATTGGCAAATCTAATATAGAAATTGCTGAGGAATGGTTATTATCTTCAGATGGTCAAATGAAATTAACTGAAGAGGAAGCTAAAATCATTAAGTCACAAACCAATCGAGACCTTGCTAAAAACTGGGAACTACTCGACAGGTTAAATCGACTTGATCCTAATTCAGAAACAATTGAATCTGATTTAGAGCCAATTGCAAAACGAATAATTGGTGATAATGAAAAAGTCGCTAAAGAATTAGGGGCCGCAGTAAAAGAACTTGATTCTGCTCAAGACCGTATTGAAAAGCTAAAAGCACAATTACAAGAACGTATTAATAATGTACGTGCTATCCGAGATAGTGGTGTAGGTGTGATAAGTGATTATATGAACCGTGCTAGACAGGAATTAGGCGATTTGACCTTATCCCAAGCTAGTCAATATAAGAAATATCAAAACCAAGCTATTCGTGAAGGTAAGCGTGCCGATAGAGCATTGGCCGTTAATAAGCTGGAAGAGGCTTTACAAGCTAAACAGTTACAACTTTTGAATCAAGCGAGGGCCCGTGTTGCGTTTGACAATGCGCTCCGCATTAAAAAGTTACGAACCAAACTACTTGACTATCTCAATAGAATAACACGTCCTAAAAATCCTATTGCTATTGAGCCTAATATGCGTTACTTTTACGCACATATGGCATATCAAATGGGGTTAACAAAATATGATGGACTGGAACCGGTAGACGGCTTTAATATGAATGCCGTTATTAATGCATTAGATCCTGATGCGGATATCCTAGGTGACAAAAATATTACATTCCTTGACCCATGGATTGTACAACTATTCTATGGTAAAACACCTATGTCATTTAAAAATCTAACAATGAGTCAGTTGAACACACTGGAAGAATTAATGACAGGCATGTATAAGAATGGCCGCAACGCTTATGAAGGCTCTACCATTCTTAATGATAAAGGTGAATCGATTACATTTGATGATGCAGTAGATGGCATATTAACGGAAGCAATCGATACATTTGGCAAAATTAATGGGAATGTATTTAACGCACAAAACAATCAAACTGGTTTGGAAGCCGTTGCAGGTCTTATTAATAAAGGCAATTTATCCTTGCTCAAGGTTGAAACATTCTTACGCCGATTAGGACCAGATGCTGTGAAATATATCTATGATCCGATTAGCCGTGCAACACAAGCTTTTAATGAACGCAAGGAAGTGTCCATGCGAAGATTGGCAAAAGATGTATCCTCTGTATATGGTAAGCGTGAATTATTTAACATCCGAAATAAGCATATGTACGATGTTGGGGAATTGCGTAATCTAACCAAGGAACAGGTTATTGCATTAGCTTTGAATTGGGGTACAGAACGTAACAGACAACGGGCAATGGAAACGGCCAAGGTAACTGAAGTTGAAATGGAAAAAGCCTTTCAAGAAATCCTCACCGATAAAGATTGGGAATTTATTATTCGGACATGGGACCACATTAACTCCTTCTTTACTGAACGTAGCAAAGTTCAAGAAGAACTTTATGGGAATCCATTGAAGAAAGAAGAAGGTATCACATTCACTATTGGTGGTAGAACTATCGTTGGTCAGTATTACCCAATTGTGTATAATCCAGAAGTCAATGCAAGTATATCTGATAAGGAAGTCGAAGATATTGCTAAGACTATGGTTAGTAGTAATGCGATATTAGGAACTGGCATGAGTGCGACTAAAAGCCGTTTAGATGAGGTTAAAGGTAAATCTTTATTGCTAGACTTTGATGTCATTTCTAATGCGATTACTGAGTCAATCAATCATATAACTATGCGTAAAGCTGTGACGGATGTGAATCGGTTAGTAGCCAATAGAGAATTCCAAAACTATATTGTTGAGAAATTCGGAATGAATTCTTATCAATTTTTGCGGACTTGGGTCCGTGATAATTGGAAAGATGAGGCAGCTAAATTAGATGCATTTGGTAAGATTGTAACAACACTAAAACGGAATACATCTATGGCAATTATGGCCGGCCGTGTATCAGTCGCCATTCAGAATACTTTGAATATTCCTGTTGCCGTATATCGTATTGGTGCGGGTAATGTCCTTCAAGCTGTTAACCATGCAGGGGTAGGGTTCTATGGCCACGGTACAGAAACCTATAATAATACTCGTGATTTTGTTATGGAGCAATCCATATTCATGAGGGAACGTATTCAAACTTTAGATAAAGACCTAAAAAAAGGATTAACTATCCAAGGAAAAGGGTTCCGTATTAATGACAAGAATATCGGCGGGTACAAGTTTGAAAAAGGCGCTGAAATTCGTGATGAAATTAATAACATGGGATTCCGACTGCTCACGGAAACAGACTTCGCATTATCCGTACCAGTATGGAAATTTGCATATGATCAAAAGGTTGCTGAACTTCAATCTAAAGAAGGATTAAGTACTGAATGGATTAATCAACAAGCAATTGAAGCAGGTGACCGAGCAATACGGGATATATTCGGAAGTGGTGACACTAAAGATGCAGCAGCTATTCAACGAGCAAGAAATCCATTAACGCAGTTATTCGTTCCTTTCTACTCATACGCCAACACTCTATACAACATCATTGCTGAAGGTTGGTATGCAGGCAAAGATAGGGGTGACTGGAATCAATTTGCACGAATGCTATGGTGGACAGTTGTATCACAAGCAATTGGTATGGTGATTTATAAATCCATGACAAATGGTGATGATGATGATCCAGAATCTATCGCCAAGTCTTTTGCAGAGGAATTTGTACAACAAGGAACCATGGGTATTCCGTTAGTGAGAGATATAGCCACTATGGGTATGAAATTTATTTTAGGAGAACGTCCATACAATAAAGGTAATACAGTAATGGGATTAAGTATCTTTGAGAAATTATGGGATACCGGTCAAGCTATCTCAAGTGACAATAAAGATATCGTTGATGTAGGCCGTTCGCTCAGTCAGGTTTCTAACCGTGTAACTGGTTTTAGTGATACCGCAACCGATGCTTTCTGGACGTTGTTGCGTGTAGGGCTAACTGATACGGATGCCAAGATTGAAGATGTATTCATGTCAATTTTGTTAGACAAGCGTTTAAAGACTAAAAAAGAAAAGAAGAAGAAAAAATAAAAGTAAGGACTACCTAGTTTTAGGTAGTCCTCTTTATATGCAAAGAAAGGCGGGATATTGTGATTCCACAAGTCAACAATCCAGTTGTTCAATATCAATGTGATGGGGTTAACAAGACTTATATTTGGCCATATGACTTTAATAATATTAAAGACATTAACCTTATTCTAGTTGATGAAGATGGACGACAAACGGAGCAAACAGGGAACATCTTATATGATGCACAGAATAAAACTTTAACGTATCCAAGTATTGGTGAACCATTGCCGGCAACTTATAAAGTTGTTTTAGTCAGACGAACTCCAATTTCACAAACTACAGAATTAGCCAATAAATGGCCCTACAATCATATTGAAGGTATGGGTGATAAAGTCATTCTAATTCTTCAGGAAATGAAAGAACAATTGGATCGCACATTACAAATCAATGTAGGCGCTGATGAAGACCCAAATCAAGTAACACGTGATATTGTAGATAACTCCATTGAAGCTGCTAAAAAAGCAATTGCTGCTGCATCTACGGCAGAGGAAAAGGCCAATGAAGTGCAAGACAATGCAACAAAGCTAACAGCCATTAACGACAATATTAATGCATTATCTCAAACGGTAGATGATAAATTAGCAACTGCAAATGCAGCGCTTATACAAAGTGCTGATACGTTTGAGAAAACACAAAAATTAGCAGATAACACAAAGGCATATGCGGCACAAACAGAAACCGATAAGAAAAATATCAATGATTTAGTTACAAAAGCTGATGCCATCAAGAGTGATATTAATAATAAACAAATAGCTAGTGTAGGTAATGCCAAGAAAGCGGAAGATGCAGCCAAACGTGCAGAGGTAGCAGCTGCTAAAGCTGAAGAAATATCAATACCCGGTGGCAGAGGAATTGTAACCAAATCTGAAGCTGATGCTAAATACATTGGAAAAGAATCGCTAAATGGTATTGTGTCAGTTAAAGACTTCGGAGCAGTTGGCGATGGCGTCACCGATGATACTGCTGCATTTAAACGTGCTAATGATAATCTTGCTAACAAAATATTATTGGTGCCAAATGGTCAATACAAACTAACTGAACATTTAACCTTTAATACAGTGGGGTCAGTTATGGATATGGGTGTATATACCAATATCAAGCCGTATTATCCAACAGAAATGCCAATGCTAAAAGGGGCATCAAACATAGCCTTTGTGAAAAACATTACGTATGATGCGGAAGTAAATCAATGCCAAGGGTTTACTTACAATTCTAAAAAGAATGTATTTGTACTTGCCTGTATTAATAGTGAAGGTACTAATCAAATCCTTTATGAATTAAATCCAGATACATTTGAAAAAGTAGGTACCTATAAATTCACGGATTCTGAACGTTTAGGGCATTGTAATACTATGACGTACAATCGGTATACCAATAAGATTTACCTTACAAATGGGCTTAAAAACGGCAATAATTTAACGGTTATCAATGCTGACACTATGGCAATCGAAAATACTATTACATTGCAAGAAAAGGTATTCAACATTGACTATGATCCGATTACAAGGACTTATGTATCCATTGTACCTATCGCAGGTAACCAAAGAGTACGAACTATTAATCTGTACAATGATGAGTTCAAAAAGCTCAAGACTTACCAAGTCGATTATGTCTATCCGGATATGAACAATAACGGTGCTTTCATGTTGAATGGCGCAATCATGTCCGCAACGTTAGGAAGTCTTGTAGAGTGTACACCATTTGGTACAGTTAAACAGATCATTGAAATCAATCGTGAAACGGAAATCGAAGACATCGCTTACTACAATGGCAAGTTCTATTTTGCAGTACTAACTCAAAAGCCAAACAGACGTCACCAAGTAGATATTTATGTAGGTGACCCAAATTACGACTTTGAAAACTCAATCAATACTGCACGATTAGCAACGCTTGATTATCTCAAACTAGCAGGTGGTACATTAAGTGGCGCACTTAAAATGGCTAATAATACCTTAATCGAGGGTTATAAACCTGACGGACATGGTGTTGGTATGGCTAAGGTATCTACTAGCGGTAACGTAGAACTTGGCGATAACTCCGTTAATACGTTTGTTAAAGGTAAGGAATTTAAACACTATGATGGTACAGATAGTTTCACAGTACTTACTACCAAACATTACGGAACGGCTATCTATAAGAAAAAAGATGTGGATGATAACTTTGTTAAGAAAACAGAAGTAGACCAATTAGGTTTTCCATATTCTAAAATTGAAACGGCAACAGATTGGAATACATTCACAGAACAAGGTGCTATTGAAATCAACTTTGATGGTGGTTCTAATAACCCTCCACGTAGCCACAAACAAGGAATGCTAATCGTAATGAACTTTGGCAAAGGTGCAATGATTGACCAAACATTCCATGCGTTCAATGGTGAAACATACCACAGAATGTTTATGGCTAATCAATGGAAATCTTGGGGTAGAGTACAAACATCCTTGAATAGCCGATTGAAATTATGGAGTGCTAATGGTGGAAACGAGGTGTATGTTGAATAATGCCTAACTTAAAAGTTAAGAAAGGGAACGATACACTAACCTTTGAACTGACTGATAACTTGCGTGATGTAGGCGAAAAACGATTGCCGATAGTTATTAATGGTAAAACATATTATGCACGATTAGGGGCGGATAAAACCGCCCTTGTGGTGCAACGTACATCGAATGGTAGCAAGGGTTATGTTCAAACAAGCCCTATTTTATTTACTACTTGGAATTGGCAAAAGTACACAAATGATGTTAGAGGAACTGAAAAAATGTTTGTGTATTTACCTAAAGGAAGATATAGAGCCACAGTAAGCGCAAGTCGTAATGAAAGTAATGAGTTTAGCGTTGCTACATCAAAAGACATTGAGGTTAATGTGTCTACTGTAGCAAGTTTCCCTAATCAAAAAGCTATATTTAATGTTGATGGATGGAGAAAAGAAATATTAACCAGCGATAGTAAACTAACCATTAAGATAGAACGAATTGGAGAGTAAGTATGATTGAAGTTTTTCTTCCACCATTTATGGTAGAGGTTTTTAGTGTGAGTGAGGCGGTGAGAATATCACTAGCCATATTTACAAGTGTTGTATTGGTTTTTGTTGATACATTGTTGCGTGTCTTAGTCGAGGCACGCAATTTTAATTTGGCTACTAATAGAGAAATCACATTCAAGAATATGTTCCTTGCGATCATATGGCGAGGATGGGCAAGCGTTGAAGTCGATGGACACCAACGCAGATTTCTAGTAAGCGGAAAGCTACGAGCAGATATGACTAAAAAACTAGTTAAATCTTATCCGTGGTTATTCCTCTTATCTTTCATTCTTTTAACCTTGCCTGATGTAGACATTCCTATGTTAGGTCGCATTGATGTGTTTCTATCTACATTGATGTATCTAGTACCTATTATGGTTGAATTAGCATCTATTGTGGAGAATATGATTGAACTTGAATTTGTAGAAAGTGCATGGTTTAAACGTGCGATGAGTTTGGTCAAAAAGTTGATAGCGTTCGTTAAATCAATAAAGGATGCGATTAAATGATTGAAAAAATTAGTATTCGTGAGGTGTTAACAATCCTCGTCTTAGGGGCGGTCAATATAATGGCCGTCCTTTATGGTTATAACGAATTGGCCATGAGTATTTCCTCCGGACTCGTTGGCTATTTAGGAGGACGTGAATCAAATAGGAAGGAGCAAAACAAATGGAACTAGGAAAATTAAGTGCTGCATATGAAAGCAATGGAGACCCAGCTATTGTATCTACAGGAGAGGGAGACTTTGGGGGAATTTCGTATGGTGCTTATCAGTTAGCAAGTAATTGCGGAAGTGTAGATGCGTTTCTTGGTTGGGGCTTACGACAAGAAGATGGATTTTACAAAGATTATGCAAGAGCCCTTCAAGGTGCAGGGCCTATTAACTCCGATGAGTTCATTAGCAAATGGCAAGAACTAGGGACTGTGGATCCTAACGGGTTTATGAAAATGCAGCACGACTACATTAAATATGCTTATTATGATGTGGCGTGTAGTGAATTATCCAATCAATTATTTGATGTCAATATCCATAGTCGAGCATTGCGTGATGTTGTATTTTCTGCGGCCGTTCAATATGGCCCCGGTGAAGTTGTTAATCTTTTTAAAGAGGCAATGCAATATGTTCCGGGTTGGGAGCCTGATTGGAACTTATCTTATGTAAACGATATTAAGTTTGACTGGGATTTAATTAATAGTGCATATGAACAGCGAAAGTTGCATCCATGGAACTATGAAGGTAATCCTAGTTGGTTGCGTGAAAATCTTGTTGAACGGTTCGATGCAGAAAAAGCACAAGCATTAGAAATGTTTACGCAAGAAATACAAGAAAGGGGTCTGTAATGAGCCTTTTGACTTTTAAGGTATTATGTTACCTAAAACGACATAAAATTCTCATAGGGGGGCTAATTTTAATTATTTTAGCCATTGTAGGGGTGTCTATATATAATTCACATCAGGTTGAAAAGCCTGTGTTATTAAAACAGGAGCAAGTAAATGATCCTGTAAAATTGGCTAATGCTATACATATTACCAAAGATGAAGCTTTGCAAGTTGTTTCCAAAATGGAAACTGCTCAACCAGTAGTTACTTATTATGTACAAGCTCCTACGGTGGAACAGGCGGCCAAACAAACGCAACAGGCTATCAAACGTGATGACCCAGCATTGCCTAAAGCAGCTACAGAAAAATCTGATAGGACTGCTATTGTTGCTAATACAGACCAGCAAAAGGTAGATGTATATAAAATCAACCTAAATAAGGCACATAAAATTAAGGCTGGTGTGACGGTATTAGACAGTAAAGCCTATGAGACTATTGGCTATCAAGCCGGTAGAGTTGAAATGCTAGGGCATTTTGAGGGAACACAATTTCAAGGTGGTAGCGTACTTTATACAGTGAAGGCATGGTGATCTAATCTATCTCCGAGTTGCACGGCTTGCAACAATCAACTGTTAGTTGACAGTTAGGATATATTGATTAAAAGGAAAACATTATGGCACAAGTATTTACATTCGATGGAAAAACACATCAATTCGCAGAAGATATTCAACCTAACCAAGAGGGGTTATATATGGCAACCTTGGTAGACCAAAACAACGTGCGTTGTGAAATGTGGTTTGTTAATGGCAAGTTGCACCGCTTAGTAGAATTAGATAAATAAAACAAATTGAGGGTAGCGTGATTGCTACCCTCTTTTTTTATTGCCGTCAAAAATTCGTCAAAAAATGAATTTTAAATATTGTGTTTTGTGTAGTTGATTTTATTAAACCACGATATAAAACTTTGATTATTACAACGTATTTTGAAATTTGGAATAAAATTAAGCGATATAACCTTTTATGATCGTTAAGATTGTAAGTTTAAAGAAGTGCTTATTTACTTTATCTTTTTAGTACGATGCTTTCAATTCGTCAAAAATCGTCAAAAATTTTATTTAAAAATATTAGCAACTGCATTTGATGCTGCTGCTTTCATTTCGTTATTGTAGTGTAGATACGTTTTCATCACCATTTGTGGTGTATCACCAAGTAATGATGATACAGTTTTTACATCTAGTCCATTTGCTAATAGTTTTGTAGCATATGTGTGTCTAAGGTTATGTGCTGATAGGTTATCTCCAAAGCGTTTTAAATATGTGTTGATTTGCCATTTAACGCCATTTTTCTTGTATGGGTTTAATACAAGGTCATGTTCAAACTCTAACTCATGTGATTTGTATTCTATTAGTATGTTTTCCAATATGGGCGGAATTGGCAAAATTCGCACCGAATTGGCGGTTTTTGTTTTCTCAAAGGTGATAACACCTTTACGGAACGAAAGTTGCTTGTTGATGTTAATTTGGCGATTTTCTAGGGATATATCATTCCAAGTTAAACCATATACTTCACTAAACCTCATTCCTGTATATCGTGCTATTTGCAAGAAATAATAGGCTTGTGGATATTTCTCACGCATGAACTTTGCGAATTGGTTTAATTCTTCATCCGATATTGTATGGATCATACTCTTACGTTCCACACGTGGCAACCTAACACCAGTACATGGGTTATCTGAAATAATCTTGTATGGGTTTATTGCTATATAGAATATCCGACTAACTACTTTATAATACGTTGTAATTGTAGTAGGTGATGAAACCATCTTATTTACTACATTCTGAATGTGTAGCGGTTTAATGCCAGACAATTTCATATCGTGAATTGATTTGTAAGCACATATAGCGTGATTGTACATAACCAAAGTACTGTGCGCAATGTGTGCCTTTTTTATTTCAAGGAACATATCCGCAAATTCCTTGAATGTTAATTTTTTTAATTCTGTATCTTTTGTGAGTAGTGCGGTTTTGTCTAACTCTTTAACTATAACGTGTCCGTATTCTTTAGCCTCACGTTTAGTTTTGAAACCTTGCTTAGATTTTTGTTTCCATTTGTAGCCATCTTTGTAGGCTACAATAATTTGAAACCCTTTATCCTTTTTTCTGATAGTGAAATTGTATTGCATAATTCACCTCATAATATATGTGTGTAGAAGTTGATACCCTCAAACTCTATTTCCCTTGCGTGTGCCATGCGTTCGATTAAATCAATATGAGCATGACTATACATATCATCATTTAATATATGACCTATCTCATGTAGTATTCCTTTACGTTGTACATCAATAGGTTTATCACTATTAACGAGAATGGTATAAGTACCATCATCGTTTAGTTTTAATACCGCAGTTTGTGTAGGTCTTAACTTAGTGTAAATCAAAACTATGTTCATAATACTTAACCCCCTTATGGGGATATTGTACATAAAATAATGTGTATAAAATTCCTCATTGTTTATTGGTTACTAAACTGAACAACCAAACCAAAACAGAAGTAAGCCATATAGATATTGAGGAAACGATGCCTATGCTTAATACAAAGTTAGGTTTGTAATTAACAAATAATACATTTAGTAGAATTGAAATGATTAACCACGGAACAAAAACTCCATAAGGTTTGTTTTGTTTTGAATATAATAATACAAATAATATAGTGGCTATGATACCTACAATTCCAGCAATAGTAGGATAGCCAAAGAAATAAGCCACTATAGATATAACAGATAATAGCAATTCCATATTATTTACCCTCACGTTTCTTTAACATTTCAATAGTATTGATTACAAATTCAATATCATCTTTGGACATATTCTTACTAGCATCGAATAACAGTCTAAGATTATGGTTATATTTTACGGCTTGTGCATATTCTGAAACTTCACGATCTTCATAATATTTCAAACCCATTAATTCCTCAGGAGTAGTATTTAATGCCTTAGCGAAAGCAAATATTTTAGATTGAGATAAATCTACTTTACCACTTTCAATCTTTGCAATACTGGTTCTATCTTTATATCCAACTTTTTTCGCTAATTCATCTTGCGACATTTTCAGGTTTTCTCTTAATGTTTTTATATTGTCATATAGTGTCATGTCAAATCACCTCTTAACGCTATTATCTATTATGATTTTAAATGTAATGTGAAATAAAATCAACTTTTATAATAAAAAGTGTTGACATACATTCACCACGATGTTATATTATGAGTGTGAAAGAAATTCACACAACAAAAAATAAAAAGGGGGTGTAGAATGAACATCTTAAAACAAATGATTGATAACAAGGGATATAAGTTATCTCATGTAGCAAGTGAGTTAAACCTTACTAGAGAGGGTTTATATAAGAAGTTGAGAGGTGATACAGAATTTAAAGCATCTGAAATTGCAAAGCTAGTTGAATTGTTAAAGTTATCTAGCAAAGAAACTAGAGAAATTTTTTTTAAATAAGATAGTGAATTAAATTCACATAAGGGGATGAGATATGGAGAGCCTTGTATACACAGTAGAGCAAGTAGCCGAACTGTTACAAATCTCAACAACATCTGTATACAACCTAAGAAATGATGGAAAGCTAACACAGTTACCGATAAGCGGTGTGAAATTTAGCAAAAGAGAGGTTGAAGCATTAGCTGGTGTTGAAGATGAATATAACGCAATCGGTTATAGGAAACTACAAAGCGAGGTGGAAAGCCTAAGACAAGAAAATCATAAGTTAAAAAGTGAAATAAAAAAAATCACCAGCCAAATGCTAGTGATTGTAGGAGAAGATTTAAATGATTAAGTTGTGTTATGGAATGAAAATCATATCAGCAGTATTAGTGGTAGGCGGTATGGGTAGCTTAGAACTAGATAACATCGATATGTGGACATTCATTTGTCAAAGCCTATTAGGTGTATCGATGTGGTTACTAAGTAGTAAATGGGAAGAAGAAATAGCTTTTTATGAAAAGAAAAAAGTCCGTTGCGAAAAGTTTTAGAAGAAGTTTCAACGGACTTAGTAGAGAGTATGTGAAATATCTCTACTTATATTTTATCACAAGTATAAGGAGAATTAAATGGAAATTAATTTAACACCTATTGTTAGTCAAAACGAACAAGTATTCAAATGGAATAAAGACGAAATTAAAAATTATTTTGAGGCACAGTTAGAAAAGTATAAAGGACTTGTAGTAACAGAAGAAAACTATAAGGACATGGTAAGTGCTAAAAATGAAATCGTTAAGTACAGAACAACGCTTGATAAATTCTGTAAAGAGAAAAAACGTGAACTCAAAAGACCTATCGAATTGTTTGAGGAAGAAGTAAACGAAGTATTGAAAGTTGTTTACGATGCAGAAAAACCACTTGCAGAACAAATCAAATACTTTGACGAAAAAGAGGTACAAGCAAAAACAGATGCCATCAATAAGTTTATCGAAAAGATGGTTGAGAAATATGGAGTGCGTGAAGAATACGCAAATCAACTTCAACATGATAAACGCTGGTTAAATAAAACTGCAAAGATGAAAGATATTGAAATTTCCATTGAGGGAATGATGATTGAAATCTCAAAGCGTCAACAATCAGATGATGATTATAAACAAATCTTAGCAGAGAAAAAAGGCATGATTGAGTTTGTTGTAGATACTTGCAACCAACAATACGAACTTGCAACACCAATCACATTTAATGAGTGTTGGAACATTGTACAAGATATGCCACTAGATCAGGCTAGAGAGTTAATCAATGCAAAATTTGCGGAACGTAACGAAATGGAAGAGGCAGCAAGAGCAAGCATCACAAATGAACCAGTTGAAACAATCGAAGTTGTAGAAACAAAAACTGGTTTAACAGTTACTGTTTATGACTTAACCGAAGAGGATGCAAAAGATTTAACTGATTTCTTGGAAATGCGTGGTTACAAGTACAAAGAGGTATAGATGGATAGTAGATATATAGCGGTTAAGAGTGTACCGCAATCAGCGTTAAAGGTAATTGACTTTGGAAAACTCAAAGGAAAATATGATATTTCCCCTCAATGGCGATGGGAAATATTAACGGAAACATATGGTATGTGTGGCATTGGTTGGTACTTTGACATTGTAGAAACAAAAGAAGTATTGGTAGAGGCTACTGGCGAAACGATGCTTTATGTAAAAGTAAATCTTTATATCAAAGATGGTAACGAGTGGAGTAAACCAATTCCGGGCTATGGTGGCGATTTCTTAATTCAAAAAGATAAAAATGGTTACCACGGAAATGATGAGGCATTTAAGATGGCGGTTACAGATGCATTAGGTACTGCAGCAAAAATGATTGGTGTAGGTGCTGATGTATACCGAGGTTTACAAGATACAAAAATTAATGCAGCGGCTGAAAAAGAAAAGAAAGAAAAAGACTTTGACCCTCACAATGCATACGCAATCATTTTGAAGATGGCAAAAGAACATGGGTTAAATGAAGAACAAGTAGCGCACCAACTAACAGAAATGTTTGGTGTTGGTGTGATTGATAACATTACAAGAAATCAAATGTCAAAACTCTATGACTGGGTAAAAGGTTATGAAGTGGACAACAACTAACGTAGGACTGTTAAGAGGGCCACTAGGTGTAATGGTAGTAATACCTGCACCACAGGACAATGATCTATCAAAGATTACTACTGACAAAGAGTACACAGTAGAAATCAAACGTAAAACTAAATCAAGAAGTCTAAATGCCAATTCTTACTGCTGGCTTATAGCACAGAAGATTGCAGTTGAATTAAGCAAGCATAGTTACACAACAAAAGAAGATGTGTACAAAAAAGCTATCAAGGACTGTGGACATTTCACATATGTTCCAGTCCGAGAAGATGCAGTTGAACGCTATATACAAATATGGCAATCACACGGCATCGGATGGTTAGCCGAAGATGCTGGTGAATGTAAAAGCATCAAAGGTTATCACAATATTATGTGTTACCACGGCAGCAGCGTTTTTACAACAAAAGAGATGGCAAGATTGATTGATTGTCTAACAGATGAATGTGAACAACTAGGCATCAAATTAGAACCTAGTGAGTACATTCAATCACTCATAGAGGGGTGGGAGAGTGAACAACAGAAAGAAAAGAGATAACAAACTGTATTCGGTAACAAGGAAACAGGCATATGAACGTGATAACGGACAATGCGTTATATGTGGCTACAGGGCAGAACAATGCCACCACATAGTGTTCCGTTCACAAGGCGGTTTAAGTGAATTGAGAAATCTAGCTTGCTTGTGTATGCAATGCCACAATCAAGCACATGGAGTGTTCGCAAAAGAGATACGTAAACACTTGTTAGAGGAAGTAGAAAAGAGGACAGATGAATATGAACGAATTAGTAATGATTAGTGCATATGTTGAAAATCGTATTGAGTTTTACAAAGCAGACCAAGGTGAACAAACATTCAATAACAGAATAATTGAAGAACTAAGTGCAATCTGTGCGATGGTTAATAGTGTATTGATTGTAGAAAACGAGAGAGAAGAAATCGCAAAAGTGCTAACTAGAATTGCTACGCTAGGTAAACCTTTAACGGAAGAAGAGTTTATCGAAAGTCTAAACAAGGACTAGCCTATGAGCGATAACAAAAAATATTACTATCTTAGATTAAAAGATAATTTCTTTGATAGTGATGAGTTAAAGATATTGGAAAGTATGAAAGACGGATACTTGTATAGCAATATTCTTTTAAAACTCTACCTACGAAGTCTAAAGAATGATGGAAAGTTGGTGGTTAATGATCGCATTCCTTACAATGCAGAAATGTTGGCAAGCGTAACAGGGCATCAAGTAGGCACTATCAAACAAGCATTATCTATGTTTAAAGAATTAGGACTTATAGAAATACTAGAAAATGGTGCTATCTATATGTTGGATATTCAGAACTTCATAGGTAAAGGCAGTACAGAAGCTGATAGACAAAGGCTTTATGACCGAAGAATATCAGATGAAAGGAAACAAAAGAAACTAACTCAATCAAGAAATCTTGAAGAAATCTTTGAGAAATCTACACCAGAGATAGAGTTAGAGAAAGAGATAAAGATAGAGAAAGAGATACATAGTAGTGCAAGCACTACAACAAAACGCAAGCGTTTTGAAAAACCTACTCTATCTGAAATTAAAGAATACTGCATTGAAAGAAATAATAATGTAGATGCACAACATTTCTATGACTACTACGAAAGCAATGGCTGGAAAGTGGGCAAGAATGCTATGAAGAATTGGCAAGCAGCAGTTAGGACTTGGGAACGTAGCGAATACAGAAAACCTAATTCTAAAAAGAATAGCAAGGAAGATGCAATCAACGTAGTTAATAACTTGATGAATAAGTTAGGGGGTGTAGATACTGAACAACCAACAACAGACTTTGAAAGCACTATCGATGTTACAGATAGCGTGGTCTACTGATATGTCAGAGCAACGAATGATGTTGTATGTAACAAAGTTATCTAATGTAAACCCAGTTACCCTTGAACAGGCGATAAGCAATCTAATTGATAGATGTAAATTCTTACCAACGATTGCAGAAATTAGAGAGGAATGTTCCGCATTAAGTGCCTTTGTAAATGCACATGAGGAACTTCCTACTGCACAAGATGCATGGGAAAGGGTGTATCAAGTAGCACGATCATATGGCTACGAAAAGGGTTTAGACAAATTAGAGGGTTTAACAAAGCAATGTGCCAAAGCAATTTGGAAATCGTTTGACCCTCAAAACGGCGATAACTTCAATGAAACATCATGTAGGGCGCAGTTTGTAAAAAACTATGAAGTGCAAGAAACAAGAGAGCGTGAACGATTAAGATTGTCTAATTCGATTAAAGACAATCACTTGCTACTTAAAGCAAGGGAGAAAGCAGAACGTGAACGTGCGTTACTCAATGCTGGTCAGAAAAGAATTGAAATGACTGCAACAGGTAACTTAGTAGAGGTAGCAAAAGAACCAGTAGATGTAGCGAAAGTAATTGAACAAAGTAACTTGTCAGATAGTGGCAAGGAACTTCTGAAACAAGCAATAGGGGGTTAAACGTGAGGGAAAGAGTAAAAGAGTTTGATGTAAGCGTGAATGTATCATTCAATGTAAGTTTTCAAGTGCTGGCTAGCAACGAGGCACAAGCAAGAACCAAGATTGAAAACTTACTTGAAATCATGAGGAATGAGGCAACAGTCGATTGCCACATTCATCCTAGCTACGATGTGTTTATTGATGATGTAGAGGCAGAACTAAACCAGCTTAGTTATTGGTAAGGGGGATAAATGCTAAGTAAAAAACGAAAGATGGTAATCACTATTGAGATACCTCTAAATGTAGATACGCAAGAAGAGGCAACTCAACAAATGCAAATGATTATGAAAGCAGATGCACGAACCTTTGAAAGCCTAGAGGAAATCATCAAGGTGTACAAAGGCACAATGTGTATCGAACAAAAGATTTAAAGGAGAATTGAATGAACACAGTACAGATTTTAGGTAATTTAGCACGTGATCCAGAAGTCCGCTATACCAAAAGCGGAAAAGCGGTAGCGACATTCACAGTCGCAGCAAGCAACACATACATTGACAGTAACAATGAAACAAAAGAACAAACTGCTTTCATTAATTGCGTAGCATGGGGAAAGTTAGGCGAAAGCGTAGGCAATTTGAGAAAAGGCAATAGAGCGTTTGTAGAGGGTCGCTTACAAACACGTTCTTACGAAACACAAGATGGGCAAAAGAAATACGTAACAGAAGTTGTAGCAAACTTTGTTGGTACATCATTAATGAATGATGATGCTGGTACATCTAACTTTGATAGTTTTGAAAACTCAAACTCAGATGAAAATATTCCGTTCTAGGTGGCCAATATGAAAATATTGGATGCGTGTTGTGGTTCTAAAATGTTCTGGTTTGATAGAGATCATGAAGAAACTGTTTATATGGATAACCGCACATTAGACACAACACTATGTGATGGTAGGAAGTTAATAGTAAAACCTGATGTGATAGCAGATTTTCGCAAGATGCCTTTTGAAGATGAGAGTTTTCATCTTGTAGTGTTTGACCCACCGCATTTAGTAAAGGCTGGCGATAAATCATTCCTAGCGTTGAAGTATGGGCGGTTAGAAAAAACATGGCAAGAGGATATTAAACAAGGTTTATCAGAATGTTGGCGAGTACTAAAACAAAATGGAACGATGATATTTAAATGGAACGAAGAACAGATCACGTTACCAATGATTAAAGGGTTACTTCCTAGTGAACCGATATTTGGCCAACGCAGAGGTAAGACAGTATGGTTAGTATTTTTTAAAGAACAGGAGAAATAAACATGAATAAGATTGTATCCGCTTTATTGGTAGTAGTTATGATTGGTGCGGTTGCATGGAGTTTCGCATTTGGTGTTCCGATGTATATGGTATGGCAACAACAAAAAGCTGGTGAGGCTGAACTTGCTAGAGCAGAACAGAACCGACAAGTTGCGGTGCTAGAGGCTAAGGCAAAACTAGATAGTGCTGAAAGCCTAGCACAAGCAGAAGTTAAACGTGCAGAGGGTACTGCAAAAGCCAATCAAATTATCGGTCAATCGTTAAAAGGCAACGAGGCCTACATCCATTGGTTGTGGGTTGATACGTTGAAAGACAGTAAAGACCAAATTATTTACATTCCAACCGAGGCTGGTGTGCCTATTACGGAAAGTTTCAGATTGAAAGAAAGTAAATAGAACAATTATGAAAATCGAGTTATTTAATGATAATTTCCAAAACTTTAAACGATATGGAATACCTAAAGCACAGTTAGTGATCGCTGACATTCCATACAATCTAGGAAACAACGCTTATGCAAGTAATCCTATGTGGTATGTAGACGGCGATAATAAGAATGGCGAAAGCAAAAAAGCTGGTAAAGCATTCTTTAATTCTGATTACAACTTTAACATTGCAGAGTATTTCCACTTTTGTAATAGGTTACTAAAGAAAGAGCCTAAAGAACGTGGACAAGCACCATGCATGATAGTCTTTTGTAGCTATCAACAACAACCAATGGTGATTGAGTATGCAAAGAAACACGGCTTTAAAAATTATATTCCTATTACTTTTAATAAAAATTATAGTGCGCAAGTTTTAAAAGCAAATATGCGTATTGTTGGTGCGACTGAGTACGCATTAGTTTTGTATCGTGAAAAACTTCCAAAGTTTAACAACAACAAAAAAATGATATTTGATCACTTTGAATGGAAACGTGATAACAAGAATATTGTTCCTAACATTCATCCAACCCAAAAACCTGTAAGTGTACTTAAACGATTGATTGAAATCTTCACAGATGAGGGTGATGTTGTGATTGATCCAGTAGCTGGTAGTGGCAGCACATTAAGAGCGGCAATGGAATTTGGTAGAAGTGCATATGGATTTGAAATTGACAGAAGAATGTATGCGAAAGCTAAAGAGGAAATGTTGAGCGATGTAAAGGTACAAACAAACTTAATGGAATTTGCAGAATAAAAATAGAGGTAAATATGTACGAGTTACAAAAAAAAGCAATTAATGCAGCAAGAACAGTTTTGTTTAATGAGTTTGATTATAATGCAAACGAAATAGCACCAGCTGATATGTATGTGGTTTGGTTTTGTAAAACCTTACAAAATTGGAAAGCCTTGGTAAGTGGTGTACATATCAATGCATATATCGAGGTTACATATAACGGAGATGAACAAGTGATCTATGTTGATGTGTATCAAAAAGCGTGTAACCAATGCTTGAAAGATGGCGGTGATGAAGATTGACAATAAACAGTAAGCAAAAAGGTGCTAGAGGCGAACGAATGTGGCGAGATGTATGCCGAGCCAATGGGTTTGATAAGGTAAGGCGAACAGTCCAGTATTGCGGTAATACAGGTGATGCAAGCGACTGCATCGGACTTCCTAACATACATCAAGAAGTCAAATTCGTTGAAAATCTGAATGTACGTAAAGCATACGAGCAAGCGGAACACGATGCCAAAAAAAGTGGTGATATGCCTATAGTATCTTGGAAAAAGAGTAATAAACCTTGGTTAGTGGTGTTAAGTGCGGATGATTTCTTCCGTATATATAAGGAGAGTGAATGGAGTAATGGCGATTGATATGAGTGAGTTTGTGCCTGATAATAACCTTAATTGGTTAGCACTAGCAGCGTGTGTATATGGAAACATAAGTGCTGGTAGAGCGTTGTGTTGCTTAGGGTTGAAAGGTACAAAGCCACAGAAAACATATACACGTGTAAGTGATTTAGATGGAAACTCACTATTAAAAATGCATCAAGCTGGAATGTCATTAAGGGCAATCAGTTATCAAGTTGGTGCAGATTATAAAACAGTCAAACGTGCATTGATGATGTTAGGGGTGGAATTTTGAGAGAACAAATGAAAGTAAAGTTGGTTAGTGAATATGCACAACTACCAACAAGAGGAAAAGTAAACTCCGATTTACCGCAAGTATCGGCAGGTTTAGACCTATATTGTCCGTTTAGTGTAACGATACCAGCGGATAGTAAAAGACAAATTCCGCTAGGTGTGGCGGTTGAGATACCACAAGACCACATGGGGTTATTAACACCAAGAAGTAGCATGAGTAAAACACCGCTACGATGTGCCAATAGTGTTGGAATAATCGATGAAGATTATAGAGGTGAGATTAGCATCGTATATGAAAATGTATCTTGTAAAGATTACACGATTGCTAGAGGTGATCGTATAGCACAATTAATCATCGTTCCAATTAAATTGGTTGATGTAGTAGAAGTAGTTGAACTAACCGCAACCGAACGTGGTGCTGGCGGTTATGGTAGCACAGGTAAATAAGTTTAATAAATTAATTAACATAAAAGGAGAAATTAACATGAACAACAAATTAGTATTAGCAACAATGGTTATGGCAGCAGTTACAGGTAGCACATTTGCAAATGGTATTGTGGTAGGTCAAGTAGAACCAAACACTACTGCACCAGTAGTTAGCGGTTACAACTCCGCAGCGCTAGGTGTGAATACAGTAGTTACTGGTACAAGTACAATCGTTTTAGGACGAGATGCTAAAGTTAGCGGTAATGATACAACAGTTATCGGTAGTAATAACGGCACAGTAAGTGCAAACCAAACAACAATCATCGGTTACAACAACAAAACCAATAGCGACCAAGAACAAGTGGTAATCGGTGCTAACTCCGAAACCGCAGGTCAGGGCGCAACAGTAGTAGGCACTCATGGTAAAGCGACTGCATGGGATGCATACGCTATTGGTAATAACACAGTTGCTGACAAAAGTAATAGTGTAGCATTGGGTACTAATTCCGTAACAGACGATGCAGTACCTACACAACAAGTAGTATTAAATGGGGTTACTCACGTTTTCGCTGGAGAAAACCCTCAATCTGTAGTGAGCGTTGGTTCTAAGGATAGAGCAGGGTTTGGTGGTGTGAAGTACTATAACCGCCAAATTACTAATGTAGCAGCAGGACAAGTTGATGCAGCATCTACAGATGCAGTCAATGGCAGTCAGTTGTACGCTGCTTACGATGAAATCGCATCTATGGGTGCTAAGTTAGCGAAACACGATAAAGATATTAAGTGCTTGAATATCCGTGTAGACCGCAATGTAAATAACATCAAGAATTTAACCGCTAAAGTCGATAATAACTACGCAACGATTACTAACTCTATCAATGCTACAAACGAGCGTGTAGGTGCAAATTCTAAAGCTATTCAAGAAAATGCTGGCAACATTAAAGCTAATCGTGATGCAATCAATCGTCATGAAACAGTAATCAACAATCATGCAACGATCATTAACAATCATGAACAACAATTACAATCGCATGAACAAACTTTAGTAGACCATGCGAACGTATTAGAAAACCATGAAAACCGCATCGAAAGTTTGGAACGAGGAATGACACGCAACGTAGAACGTGAAATCGGTAAAGCTGGTGCAGCTAATGCAGCATTATCCTCACTTCATTACCTAGGCTATAACAAAGACGATAAAATGACATTCTCCGTTGGTGTAGGTCATTACAAAGGTCATAGTGCGGTAGCGTTAGGCGGTTTTTATGCTCCAAATGAACACGTTATGTTTAGCGTAGGTGGTACGTTGGGTAGCGAAAAAATGGTAAATGCTAGTGTGAACTTCCGATTGGGTAAAGGTTCTGAATATGAACTCAACCACAAAGGCAAAATTAAAGAACTTGAAACATTGGTTACTAAATTAGTGGCGGAAGTAGAAGAGTTAAAAGCTGGTAAATAGTTTATAAAGGATATGGGCGGTGAAATATCCGCCCTATCATAAGAGGTGAGTATGAGTGGTTATTATAGAAAGTTAAGGCAACATATTTTATCTTGTTATGATTTTCAAAGTCTTAACGAGTGTAGTGGTATGGTATACGATGCATGGAATGTAAATGATATAGGAAACCGAGAATATTACAAATTAATGAAAATTATTGATGGTGTTGTGAAAAAAGGAATTAAGTGTACGAAGATAGGGTTATAAGAGGTGAGTATGATGGATTTTGAATTACTATCAGGTGCTTTAACGATAGTGAGTGGAAATGATATTTACAAACCCATTATTGAACATGGGGTCGGCGGTATCTTTGCTAGATATTGTATAAATGGTGTAAATATTGAAGTAATGATAAGTATGTTTGATTTGAGAAACGGACGAATATCGTTAGAAGAATATACAAGATTAATACGAAGAAAAGCGATTGTTGAATATATAGAATTTGTTGAAAGCGAACGTGAAGAAGAGTGGAACAATGCGTTGAAACAATGGAATGATAAGCAAAATGACAAGCTATAGCGGTTACGTTGAACACTCCGACTTTTACATAGCGCCTCAAAGTTATCAAGATGCATTTGATTTCTTATGCCAGCTTGCGGTGGAAAGTGAAGAGGGAGTGTTCTATATAGGTAAGGTAAGTGAAACCATTGATGATTTTGAAATATATGATGTAGTTGAATTTAGATGGAATGAGGATAGAGGAGCGTGGGTACAGTATGATCACAGATGAAAAAGGTATGGAGTGGCTGTTTCAAAAGCTATATGATGCTGGATGGAGATATATTGTTGCAGATAATTACGATAACATATACCTAACGAATGAAAAGCCGGTCATGTTTGATGATGTGGATGAAGTACGGATAAGTAGTTGCGAAAAGCGTATTGGTGCAACTGGGTTTATAAAAATACTGCCTAAGCTAAAACCAAATGAGGTATTTAGCATCGAAGAGGAATTAGGCATTGTTGATTGGTCTAAAGTAAAGGTTGATACACCTATATTGGTTAAAGCAAATGAACAAGATGATTGGGAGAAAAGATATTTTGCATATTTTAAAGATGGTAAAGTATATGCTTGGTTATGCGGTACAACATCTTGGAGTACTAATAATGATGAAGATGTAATGTCTTGGAACTATGCAAAACTAGCAGAGGTATAAACAGATGGCTGAAAATTTAATTACAATTGGAATGATATTAGGTGTTTCACCTTTTTTAGCAGCGATTTTAAGCGATGCCTTTGATACGTTTAAAGAGGGATGCGTGCGAATGTTATACATACAGGCGATAATTGGTATTGTGTTAATTATCTTTGGTGCTGGTGTTATGTTAGGTGGTGAGTAATATTTGAACGAACCGACAAAGAGTGAAAAGAGATTAATCAGTAGTGCTAGAAAATACCTTGAGCCTGTAAAGACAGTTGATGAACAAATAAAGTCGATTGCAAAAGAGATAGAACAACTACGATGCAACATTACATCGATTAGTGCTATTGATTATTCCAAAGATAAAGTGAGTGGTGGCGGTGTTCCATGTGGATTGGAAAATAGTGTAGCAAGGTTTATTGATACAGAAAAAGAACAACGCAGACGGATTGATGAATTGAGCGAGTACAAGTGCGATGTAATCAACACGATCAATAGTCTAAGTGAAGAAATAGGCGGCACAATGTTACGTTATGAATACCTGCTTGGGATGTCAGCCAAACAAGCACATTCTGTTTTTGAAAACCAATTTAACGAAAGACAGGCTATGAGGTATAAAGAAAAAGCGTTAATTGAAATAGGCAGGTTGAAATGTCAGTAAATGTCATGAAATGTCAGTAAATGTCAGTATAAACACCTAAAAACATATAGTAGAATATAAGGTGTAAGAGTTGCCAATGAGCAATTCTAAAAACTAAATAGCAATTGAGGTGCGGTTTTATATTTTGTATTTGAAAATCAACGAGTATTGTTTCTAAGTCATTACAATCTATATTATTTTCTAACTGTACCGCACCTCTTATATTGCATTTTGTAAACTAATACCGCACATATAATCCTTTCCAATATTGCAATAACAACCAACTATACGTTTCATGAGATAAAACCTTAAGCGAAAAAATGTTACATACTACAAACAACTGGCGGTATTAGTTTAGAGAGTGCAATTGCATGCTGAAAACTAAAGCTATATGTTCCGTTGGGAACCGAGTATTGTGCGAGAGTTAGACAGAGTGAGCTAACCATGATTACAATTCATATACTCGTGTTGGCGAATAGCTAACTATATAACTTTGGTTTTGAGTATGCAATAAAAATGAATAAAACTATCACATAATGAGGTATATCCACGGCGATATATCTCATTTTTTGTATAAAGTTATCAAAAGGGGAGAAATGATGACTGAAATTATGTGTTGTAAGAGTAAATGTCTTAACAACAAGAAAGGAAAATGTACGGCTAGTGTCATTGAATATGACGGCTTGTGTCAAACATACATCACGCAGGGGAATGCAAGAAAAAGTGCATGCGGTTTGTGTGTGCGATCTAATGGAAAGCTGAAACGGAAAGGTGGTGAAGTACTAAAATGATTAAAGCGATTAAACAATTCATTAAGGATAGAGCGCTATTTAAAAAAGCTGCACAAGATTTAGATAACAAAGACTTACAGGCAAAAGCAAAATATGCGTTTGAACATCGTGAGGATAACGTATTGAGTATTATTGATTGCCTAGCTATTGTGTGTGGTGTATTGATTATAGTCGGTATTGTGTGGTGCTTAATGTGAATTATCAACCAACGATAAAGAAACTACTTAAAGCATTACAAATGAATGGTAGGCGGTATGTAGTCGATGTAAGGCAATCATGGAGCAAATACGATAAGCCTTGCAAGGTGTATATCGTTAATCGAATGTACACAGAGGAAGAATACAAACTGACATTCCCTCATAAGTACAAAAAGGGTAAGACCTTTAAACAAGGACAACTATATAAGAAAGAAAGTGAGTATAGCAGTACTAAGCAACATGAAGTACTGCTATTTTTAGTTAAGACATATAAAGGTGGTGATTGATATATGGCAGATGCTAACACCTTAACAGAAAAAGAACGTATATTTGCAGATGAGTATATCAAGACTACCAATGCAACACAGAGTGCAATTAAGGCTGGATATGCAGAAAAAAGTGCATCAAGTAAGGGAAGTCAACTGTTAAGAAAAGTAAAGGTGCGTAAATACATAGATGATGTAATGGAAAAGCGAAGTAAAAACACAATCGCAACTGCTGATGAAGTGCTAGAGTACCTAACTAAGGTAATGAATGGCGAAGAAAAGGATGCATTTGGTTTGGATGCGTCAATTGCAGATAGGACTAAAGCAGCCGAGTTGTTGGGTAAAAGGCACATGCTATTTACCGAAAAGGTGAAACTTGATGCAGAAATAGAGATTGATATATCCGACCGCATGAAACAAGCAAGGGTGAAATCTGATGAAGTACAACAAGGCACAACTGATTGATGCGTTGGGTTCGTTTACTCATGATCCATTAGGCTTTGTATATTTCGCATTCCCTTGGGGAGAAAAAGGAACACCACTTGAAAACTTTGATGGCCCTGATGAATGGCAAGTAAAGACTTTCACTAAAATAGGCGAAGAACTACGCAAGGGAAAGTCATTAGCTAAGGCAATACAAATTGCAGTTGCATCAGGTCATGGTATTGGGAAGTCCGCCTTTTCTTCATTGTTAATTCTGTTTGCTATTGCTACACATGAAAACACACGTGGAGTTGTAACCGCTAATACTGATACACAGTTAAAGTCTAAGACTTGGGCGGAACTCAACAAATGGTACAACCTATTCATAGGTAAAGAGTTATTCACCTATACTGCTACTGCATTGTTTAGTGCTGATAAACAGTATGAAAAGACATGGCGGATAGATGCTATTCCGTGGAGCGAAAGCAACCCAGAGGCATTCGCCGGTCTACACAATCAAGGTAATCGTATTCTTATTATCTTTGATGAGGCATCAGCTATTTCCGATAAGATATGGGAAGTAACAGAGGGTGCTTTAACAGATAAAGAAACTGAAATTATATGGTGTGTGTTTGGTAACCCTACACGTAATAGTGGCAGGTTTAGAGAATGTTTTAGAAAGCATCGTAACTACTGGACTACATATCAGATTGATAGCCGTACTGTTAAAATCTCAAACAAAGCTAAGTTGCAAGAATGGGTTGATATTCATGGTGAGGATAGCGACTTTGTAAAGGTGCGTGTTAGAGGTTTATTCCCTAGTGCATCTGATACACAGTTTATCTCAGCAGAGATAGCAGACGAGGCACAGAAACGAGTATACAAAGTTGGACAGTTTAATAACTTACCAACGATCATTGGTGTTGACCCAGCATGGACTGGCGGTGATACATTAGAAATCGTAATGCGTAATGGCTACTCCATGAAGTGTTTGGCAACTATCGAAAAGAACGATGATGATATGCGAATGGCACAACTCATCGCACAACTTGAAGATGAATACAAAGCAGATGCGGTATTCATCGACCAAGGGTACGGAACTGGTATTTACAGTATTGGCAAGTCAATGGGTAGAAAATGGCGGTTAGTTGCCTTTGGTGGTAAAGCACCTAATGATATGTATCTCAACATGAGAGCGTATATGTGGGGCGAGATGAAAGAATGGCTAAAAGAGGGCGGTTCTATTCCACCTAACGACCAAGGGTTATATGACGATATAACAAGTCCTGAGGCTATCATCGATAAGAACGGCAGAATACAACTTGAAAGTAAAAAGGATATGAAAGAACGTGGCTTACCATCTCCAAATAAAGGCGATGCATTAGCCTTGACCTTTGCGTTCAGGGTCAATAAAAAAGTGAATGTAGGGAGTAGGGTTCATGCTAACACAGAGTATGATCCATTTAAACGATAAGGGGTGATTAAATGTGCATGAAAAATAAGATGCCTGATACACCAATGCCAGCACCTGCACCAACTGTACAAACAGATGATGCAACTACAATGACTGGTGAGGATTGGTACGCTAAAAAGCGTAAGGGCAAACGTGGTTATGAAAGTACAATTCTTTCCACGGCAACAACTGGCACTAAGAACACATTAGGGGGTTAATAATGCAAGGAACTATCCTATCGACGCTTGCTATACAACCGACAAATGCGATGCCTAAGAAACGTGATTACACGAAAATTAAGGCAAAGTTTAATGCTATGTTCAACAATCGTCAAAAGTACGTTGCTAAGTGGAAAGATATTCGAGATTATCAACTACCTTTCCTTGGACTATTTGATGACGAACAAGACCAATCGAAAGTCTACACCGATAAGATTAATAATGGTGTAGCTTGGGAAAGTTGCCAAATATTCGCATCAGGTGTAATGAGTGGCATGACACCACCTAGTCGAAAGTGGTTCAAGCTAACATTAGAGAATACTGACCTAGCAGCTAATAGCGATGTTAGTAAGGTACTTGATGAACGTGAAGAAATACTCTATGCAGTGTTTGCTAAGTCTAATTTCTATAACGTGGTACATCAAGCCTATATGGAATTACCATTTGGGCAAGCGCCTATGTCTATCATGCCTGACCCAAAATTTGGTGTAAGGTTCACATCTTATCCAATCGGTACATATGCATTAGAGTGTGGCAGTAATGGTGAGGTAAACACCTTTGGTAGAAAATACCGCATGACCGCAGACCAGCTTGTTGAAGAGTTTGGTTATGATGCTTGTACTGAACAAGTCAAACGTGAATATGACGATGGCAAAGGTAATGCAACAACTCATGTTGTGTGTTGGTTGGTAACACCTAATAAAGACCGTAACGGAAAACTAGGTAATAAGAATATGCCTTACTCATCTATCTATTGGATAGAGGGGAGCAACTCCGATGAGGTACTAAGACATAGTGGCTTTGAGGAATGGTCTATTCCTATTGCAAGACACACCACACATGATCTAAGTGGCTATGGTAAAGGGTGTGCATGGTTCGCACAATCAGATGCACAAATGTTACAACTGCTTGAAAAAGACTTAGTAACGGCTATTGAATTAGGTATTAAACCACCTATGAGTGCTACATCCGATGTAATCGGTAGTGTAAATCTATTTCCGGGCGGTGTAACGGAAGTTGATACTGGCGGTAAGGTTGAACCAATATTCAATGTAGGCATTGATGTTGCAAACGTACAAGCTAAGATACAATTCGTATCTGAAAGTATAAAACGTGCCTATAGTGCTGACCTATTCTTGATGCTTGATAACATTGATAGCGGACAAATGACCGCACGAGAGGTTATGGAGCGGACACAAGAAAAGATGCAACAGTTAGGACCTGTAGTAGAACGCTTACAAAGTGAGTTTTTAAACCCAATCATTGAACGTACTTATGGCATCTTAGATAGGGCTGGAATATTTCCACCAATCGATGAACAAACTGCTGAAATGCTAAACGGAATGGATGTAAAGATAGAATACATATCTCCATTAGCACAAGCACAGAAAATGTCTTCATTGGTGAATATTGAACAGTACTATGCTTTCATAATGTCATTAGCACAGGGTAATGCGAACATCGTTCAGAAATTCAACTTTGAAGAGGCAGCGGACATATATGGTGTAAATCTTGGTGTACCAGCTAGGGTTATTCGTTCTAATGATGAGTACCAACAAATTATGGAGCAACAACAACAAGCACAACAAGAGCAAGAGGAACAAGCACAAGCATTACAAATGGCACAACTAGCACCTCAAATGGCTGGTGCTGCTAAACAAGCAACAGATGCAGCCAATGACGGAAACCCAGTTATGCAACAATTAATGGGTATGGGGGTGTAGATGAAAACAAAACAAGAATATATTCGTGATCGTGATATTGATGCACTTAACCACGTACTAAGTACTGAACTTGGTAGGTGGTTTTTTTGTAGGCTTTTAGACCGCACCAACATATTGAAACAATCATTCACAGGCAACTCCGAAACATTCTTCAACGAGGGGAAACGAAAAGTTGGGTTATCCTACATGAACGATTTGGGAAGTATTGGTGATGGTGTTGAGGGTGTACTCAAATATCATCAAGCACAACTGGAATATATCAATCAACAAAAACTATTTAAAGATTTAGAGGAAAAAGGTGAATGACTATGGCAGAAGATTTAACGCAAGGCACGAATGATAACACAACGAGTGCAGATAGTAGTACACCTACTACGGATGCTAACACGAATACCCAAGACACAATCTTAGGCGATGGTAGTGCTGACACAAGCGGCAACCAAGAACCACCAAAAGAACCTACTGTATATGACTTTACACAAGCCTTTGATAGTGGCGAAGTAGACCAAACAATAGCAGATGATTTCTCTAAGTTGCTTAATAGCGTAGGTGCTACGCAAGAGCAAGCGGTAGAGATGGCTAAGTTTGGTAATAAGTACGCTATTGACCTTGTAACTGCTTATGAAGAGAAAAGACAAGATGCTTTGATTGAACAGTATAAAGGTTACGCAGAACACACCAAAGAGGTATTAGGCAATAAATATGATGAAACAGTTGGTAAAGCTGCAACTGGTGTTGAAGTTGTGGAAAAGGCAATTCCTAATATTCGTGAGTTACTAGCAGAAAATGGCTTAGGTAATCGTGTAGAAATTATCCAACTATTCGCACAGATTGCTGGTATGGCTGGTGAAGATAATAACGCTGGTGGCGGTCAACCAACTGGTGGTACACAGTCAGAAGATGCAATCAGAAGAAACTTATATCCGAGTATGTTCAAATAAAAGGAGAAAATAATTTATGGCTACAATCGGAACACAAAACCCTACTTTAATTGATTTGCAAAAGCGTATGGATCCTAACGGAAAAATCGCACAAATCATCGAACAATTAAACCAATCTAACGAAATCATTCAAGATATGACAATGATTGAATGTAATGATGGTACATCTAACAAAACAACAGTACGTACTGGCTTGCCTGATGCTACATGGCGCATGCTTTATGGCGGTGTACAACCTAGCAAATCTACTACAAAACAAATTACCGACACTTGCGGTATGCTAGAGGCTTACTCCGAAGTAGATGCTAAGTTGGTTAAGTTGTCTAATGACCCTGTAGCGTTCCGTGCTACAGAAGATGCTGCATTCGTTGAGGCTATGGGTCAAGAAATCGCACGTACACTTTTCTATGGTGATGAAAGCACTCCTGAAAAGTTTGTTGGCTTATCCGCACGTTTTAATACATTAGACCCTAAGAAAGCTGATAGTGCTAAAAACATTATCGATGCTGGCGGTACTGCAAACCTTGCATCTATGTGGCTTGTAGGTTGGGGCCCTCTTACTGTACATGGTATCTATCCACGTGGTACAGAGGCTGGCTTGCAACAAGAAGATAAAGGTAAAACAACAATCACTAAGCCTGATGGCTCTTTATTCGAGGCATATCGCACTCACTTTGAACAAAACATCGGTTTGTGTGTTCGTGATTGGCGCTATGTTGTACGTATCGCAAATATCGATATGAAATCCATTAAGGAAGATATTTCCGCAGGTCCTAATTTGATTAATTTGATGATCCGTGCAGAAGAAAGAATGCAATCTCTTACAAGCTGCCGTCCAGTATGGTACATGAACCAAGAGTTGCGCACATTCTTACGCTTACAAAAGAACAAAGTACATGGTTCTACAATCACAGAAGATATGGAAATGGGCAAAATGGTTACACGTGCTAATGGTATTCCAGTACGTAAAATCGATGCATTGCTTTCCACAGAAGCACGAGTTACTGCTTAATTAATAGGGGGATAAATATATATGATTATTGATACTCAAAATACATTCTTTTTCAAAAAAGACATTACAACAAACACTAACTCCGATGTAGTGATGAATGGTAATGGTGGCGATGCTGACCCTAACTTATTCCTTGTAATTCGCATTGATAAAACAGTAACAGGTACACCTTTGTTTAACGTTTACACTTCTGATACTGAAAACATGGCTAATGCGGTATTATTGCATGGCATTACTATGGCTGCTAATGCTCCAGCTGGTACAGAATACAAAGTGCGTTTAGCTAATGGTGCTAAGAAATACATCAAAGTAAACGCTAATAATATGACTGGTGGTCAAATCTCCACATTCTTAACAAGTGGCATTAATATTAAATAAGGTGGCTAACATGGAATATATTGCAAAAGTAACTTTGTATCACAATACAAAGGGTTTAATTGAAGAGGGAACAACAGTTGAATTTACAAAAGAAGAAGTAGCTGAATACGATAAAGACTACTTCAAAGATTTGTTTGAAACTGTTGGTGCAGAAGAAGTCGCAGAAGTAGAGGAAGTCGAAGAGGCAGAACCTACACCAAAGAAACGTGGTAAGAAAGCGGAAGAAACTGCTGAATAATTGAACGAGGGGTGCTTATGCATCCCTCTTTTTTTATAGAAAGGTGGAAATATGACACCTACTGATATTTGTAATCAAGCATTATCGCTTATCAATGCTGGTCGAATACGTTCCATGACGGAAGAAACAGAACCTGCTAGACAATGCAGATTGCATTATGATCTAACACGTAGAGTATTGTTAGAACAGTTTGAATGGAACTTTGCACGTAAGCGTGAACGAGCTGTGCTATCTGAACATAAGATTGATGGTTGGGGGTATGTTTATGCTTACCCTGAAAAGTGTGTTCGCATCCTTGCGGTAATTCCACAGGGTGAACGATACCGAGCGGAAAAGCAACGTGAATATGATGTTTATTTGACTGATAACAATACAAAGTACATCGTATCTGATGTACCATTGATGCATATTGATTATGTGTACGATATTACCGATGCTGATGTAATGAACCCTATATTCGTTAAAGCATTAGTGTGTAAGATGGCATCTGATTTAGCAATGCCACTAACAGGAAATAGCGGTTTGTTTGACCAATCATACAAGTTATATCAAGCAGCATTACAAGAGGCAAAATCTATGAGTGCTAAAGAACGTAGACTAGATATGCCTTATGTTTCCAGCTATTTGAAAGCAAGGAGTTGGTGATATGCAACCTATGTATATCGGACAAGTCGCATTTACTACTGGCGAAGTATCTCCTGATGTATCTAGTCGATTTGATCTAGAACAATATAAAAGTGCATTACTGCTTGCTGAAAATGCGGTAATCAGACCTTATGGAGCGGTGGCACGTAGGCAAGGTTCGCAGTTTATTGGTTACGCTAAGTACAATGATAAACCTGTTAGACTGTTTGAATTTACCACCAATAAGAACCAATCATTCATGCTTGAATTTGGTGATAGATATGTTAGGGTGTGGCGAAATGGTGTGTATACAAATGTTGAAGTAGCGACACCATTTGAGGCGGACGTTGTAGGCGAATTAAACTGCATCCAAAGTGGCGATGTAATGTTCATTTGTAGTGGTAAGTACCCTATTCAAACGCTATCACGATATAGTGATACTGACTGGCGGTTGAGTGCATACAAACTGACTGAACAACCTTATGATGAAATCAACACGGATAATGGACACACATTAACTGTTAATGGTGATACGATCACATCTACAAAAGACCTTTTCACGCAAGATATGGTTGGTAGTGTAATTCAGATTGCATACTATGTAGAAGCGGTACACACTAAGTCCGCTGGCGAAGTTGTGGGGAAAAAAGTAAGACGATATATGCAAGGTCAAACAGTCGAAAAGACCTATAATAATATCAATTACAACGTTGGAGCATATAGTACTGATACAGAACTATCATGGAAATTCACAACGCATGGTACATGGGAAGGTACTGTAAAACTACAGATTTCTAACAACGATGGACAAACATGGAAAGACTACAGAACGTACACATCTAAGAATGACTACAATGTTACTGATACAGGTAAGATAGAGGCTGGAGCAAGGTTAAAATATATCTCCGATATTAAAGGTGGTTCTGTGAATTGTGACTTATATATCATGCCATTCACTCAATATGGTATCGTTGAGATTAAAAGCGTAACCGATGCTAAGAACGCAAAGGTTAATGTTCTGAATGGTATTAAAGAGGGTGAACCTAGCCACCAATGGAAGTTAGGCAGTTGGAATAGGGGTAGAGGTTATCCAAAACTATGCACATTCTATCAAGACCGCTTTGTAGTCGCTGCTACTGATAGCAAGCCTAACTATATTTGGTTTAGTCGAACTGGTGATTATCCTAACTTTGGTGTTGAAAAAGTAGGCGGTACAATCACAGATGATAGCGCAATCACACTACCAGTAATTAACCGCAAGATGTATGAAATTAGACACCTTGTACCAGCTAATGACTTAATCGTTTTAACAAGCGGTAATGAATGGATAGTAGATGGTAGTAAGACTATTACACCTACTAACTGTTATTTGAAAACACAAACACAACGTGGTGCATTGAAATGTGAACCACAGTTTATCGGTAATCGGTGCGTGTTCGTTCAAGAGCGTGGCGGTACTGTTCGTGATATGGGTTACTCTTACGAGAGCGACAACTACACAGGGCAAGACCTTACATTGTTTGTTAAAACATTAGTTAAAGGTCATGTAGCCGTAACGAGTGCATATGCACAAGACCCTGACAGTATTATTTACTACGTTCGAGATGATGGACAACTCAACTGTTTAACTTATATTCCTGAACAAAAGGTATATGGTTGGTCGCATTTTGTAACTAATGGCAAATACCGATATGTTGAAAGTGTAGCAGAGGGTGAGCAAGACACAATCTATTTTGTGGTAGATCGTGTGATTAATAATAAGAATGTGAAATGTATTGAACGTAGTATTCCGTTGTACACAGAAGATAACTCCGATGTGTTCCTGGATTGTTACGTTAAAGTTGCTAATTCGATTAAGACTGATTACATCAATGCACCTCATCTAGTTGGACAAATGGTAGACATAGTAGTTGATGGACAACAGATGCCATCTAGGGTAGTACCACCAACTGGTGTTATTAAACTGGATGGTAAAGCAAATGTAATTACTGTTGGTTTGCCATACACTACTAAAATTAAAATACCTAGCGTAGAACAACAAATTAACGATGGCACATTGCAATGCAGATTGGTAACTATAACACGAGTTGCGTTGCGGTTATATCGTTCATATGGCGGTAGCGTAGGAAAAACATTTGATGATGTAGATGATTTAATCTTAAAACCTAAATCGCTATTTACTGGTGATACTGTAATAGCACTACCTAAGATAGCAACTAGCGTTAATACAAATACAGAAATATGCATAAAACACTCAAAACCTTTCCCATTTAACCTGTTAGCGGTTACAAGAGAGGTAGAAATTGGCGGTGGTTTCCCAAATGTTCATGGAATGTAATATTTGCCCATCTAAGCACGTTTCGTTAATTCGTGAGTTATACATCAACTTACGTTCGATAGATGCCTTAGAGGTTAAATATATCAATCGAAAAAAATCAAACTATGGCGAAGATGACTTTGTGAACGATATTCTTGGGGAAGATTATCAAAGTCGAATTGTAATTGATAATGAGAAACCATTATGTGTATATGGGGTATCAAATACATCAATAAATGGTATGCATTGCATTTACTTTTTGGGGAGTAAAGATTTTGAACGTAGTTTGACATTGCAAAAGCAATTCATAAAAGTTAGTAGAAATATCATTCGTGAATGGTTACGAACTAGGGAATGTTTATTTAATTACATACATAAAGAAAATCACCGCACCATTAGGTGGCTAAAATCTTTAGGTGCGGTTATTCATTACGATATTAACGATGGGGATATGGTTTTATTCACATTGAGAAAGGGGGATGCGAATGTGTAACCCTATTGCATTAACGGCAGCAAGCATGGTTGGTACGTTATTTACACAACACCAACAAGGTAAGTCGCAAGCTGCAATGTACGCACAACAAGCAAGGGTAGCAGAGGCAAATGCACGCATAAGTGATCGTAAGCAAGAACAGATTGCAGACCAAGCCTTGCAAGAACGAGATAAGATGTCCGATAAGATGCGACTTATCCAAGGTCAGAATACGGCAGAAACTGGTGCAAGTGGCTTGATGATGGCTGGTACACCATTACAACTTATGGCATCTAGCTATGACGAATACAACAAGGATATTCAAAATTGGGAAACTAACAAGAATAACAGTATCTATAATGAATATCTTAATGGCATGAACTACCGCAACGAGGCAAGCACCGCACGAGCAGCTGCAAGCAACGCTAAGAAACAAACTAGAATGGCGATGCTAGGTACGATATTGAGTGGTGCATCTAGTATCTATGGTTTAAAAGGTCAATATGCAAGTAAGAGTGCAGGTGTTGGTAATAACTACTACACACCAGCTAGTGATGCACTAGAGGTTGCTGGTATGCCTAAGATGAAATTCGTAACCAAAGGTGCTATTAGAAATAGTAGGTGGGGTATCTAATGAAGTTAATAGGCTATGATAGTAATCAACGCTTAAACACAGTTAATGGTAGTGTGCAGGCTAATGTAAATGAAATGGCTTATGGTGGTAACACAAGTGGTTTAAATGCCATGACAAAAGCATTGCAAGATGCTACTAATACATGGATAGAGATTGATAAACGGAAAGACTATATCGATGTAACTAATGCCATCAATGAGTTTAATAATAGTACAAACAAATTACTCAATGATGATAAAGATGGGTTGATGATTCGTAAAGGTATGAATGCTCAATCTATATTGCCTGACTATAATGTCGGTGTAGACAAAATACAAAAGGATATATTGGAGAAATATAAATTCAGAACCAATGATGCTATCAACGCATTTAACAAAGCCGTTGAAACATCTAAAACAACTGATTACAATAACATCTCTAAATATTCACGAGGTCAATATGAAACGGCATTAAGTACAGCCACTCAAAACCAAATTACCAGCCTAAGAGATTCAGCTGTTCGTTCCGACAATATGGCAGACCAAATGAAAACAATTTCATTGATGGGTGATTTATATAGATCTACAGGTAAAGAGTTAGGTTTAGATGATGAACAGATTAATGAAAAAATTCGTGCTAACACAGACCAAACTGGGAAACAGTTGCTTGACAGAGCCGTAGCGGAAAATGATTCAACCAAAGTTGAAAACCTTTTGACTTCATTGAGTGGTGTTGTAGGTGAAGATGTATTGACACCATACAAAAAAATGTCTAATCAAATGAATATCAACAAATTAGTTAATGATGATAATACATATGCTAAGTTGTATCAGATGTATGGGCATGATTTAAACCAAGGCATGAGTAGTGCTGCCATGTATGTTAGAGCCAAGATGGAAACCCAAAATGAAGAGGCATTGAAAAGTGGCGCTGGTGCTGACACGCATTTATGGGGAATTGCACAGTATATATCTAAAAAATATGGATATAATGCGGAAATGGTTTATCGCCAGCTTTATCACGAAACAGGCGGTAGTGCTAACTTTGGTAAGTTACAAACTGAAAATAGAAACTATGCTGGGTTGACACAAGCTGAACCAAACGGCGAGGAAAACCGACAACAAGATGGTGGCACTAATTATTACAAGGTATACAAAACAGATGAAGACTTTGCAGATGATTATGTACAAAGTTTTTTAAGGCATTATGATGGTTTGAAAGATGTAAATGATGTAAATACATGGGCGCATATTTTAAAGGAAAATTCTTATTATACTGATTCTGAATCTAACTATTCAGCAGGCATGAGAAACGCACCTATGGCTAGTGGTGGTAGTCCAAAGTATTCAGAAGACCAAATCAAGAAAGCTGAAGATGAGGCTAAAACTGCCTACAAAAATTATTACACATTGCAAGAGCAAACTAGAAAGATTGCTATCAATGATCGCTTACAAGCAGGTCAAACAATCTTAAATCAAAAGATAGCTAATGGTGATGTAAGCGGTGCATTCCAATATGCACAGGTTCAACTAGCAGGTGCAACTACTCCTGAAGAAAAAGAATATTGGAGTGGCAAAATGGCAAGCGAAAGACCTAAACTTGATAGAATCTATGAAAAAGGTTTGAAAATGACGGCACAGGAAAAATGGGGAATTAAGCAGTATGCTAAATCTCATACTTACGAACAGACACGTGCATATGCTGAACGTGTACTGCCTAATAAAATCATGGATGATGAACTTGATGCATCGTTACTTGAAATTGATGATAACAATAAGAAAGCTAGCAACATTGATTTAACTCCATATGAATATAAATTAGCCGATGTTATGCCAAAAGATAAGACATTGGCTGGCAGCTTTAAATATGGTGTTAAACAAGAAATGGCTGGGCGCATTGAGGAATTTAAAATCAAACATCATAGACCACCTACAGATGCTGAAAAAGATGAAATCTTTGATGCTGCAGTAGCTACTAGCACATTACGTAGTACAAGCAAACCATACTTTGGAGATGGAGATGATTATTCATCTACAATAAGTGGTGCAAGTAACCAAGCTATCGGTATTGTTCATGCTGAACCTGTAGGAAATCACTATATCCGAGTAACATATAAAGATGGCTCAACCAAAGATATTTACGAATCAGAATACAATGCATTACAACGGAGATACACAAATGGCTGATATTAATCAACAAGAGCGTGAAGAGTTTCAAGCGTTAATACGTGGACATGGTGGAGAGAGTCCACGTTCCTTTACCGCTAGCGCTGGTGTACAGTCTAGTCCTGTAGGTGGTTTTACACCTGTAGGACAGGCTATTGGTGCAGGTATAGATACAGTATCAAGCATTGCGAAAAATACGGCAGATGCATTATCTACAATCGCTAGTACACCTATTAGCGTTAAAAATACAGATGGAACGGAAACAGTTTCACCTTTTGGGCAACAAGGCAACCTATTACAATCTATAGGTCAATTAGGGCAGTCATTACCTAATGCTTTACCAGCTGGGTTTGTTAGTAACACTGATAGATTGTTTTTGTATAACAATGAACAGTTACGTGCTAATGAGGCTTTACGTATTGCTAAAACTTTAAATATCGGTGCAGATACAGTTATGTTTGGTGATGATAGAGCATTTGAACGTGCTGATTATCTATCTAGACGAGTAGAACGAGGACAAGTTTTACAAGATATTTACGATGAGTTTCCTGAACTCTATAAGGTGAAATATAGCTCACAAGCAGAGGGCATCCAAGCGTTAAACAATCTTGAATCAATAAAGAATACAAAAGGTGTATTCGATGCGATGCAACAAAGTATTTGGGCGATGAATGACCAAATGAAGTTGGGCGATGCTGGTTTTGCCTTGGCACATGAATCTGATCCACAAAAGATTAGCGAACTAACCGATGAGATTAATCGATTACAAAATAATATACAAAGTTATAGGAGACCTGATGGTAGTAGTCCACTAGAAGAAGTATTTGGCGCAACATCTAGTCAAGGCTACATGATGGCAAAACAAGGTGGTATAGGTGCAGTAGCTGGTGCAGTTGCTGGTGCATTAATTGGTGGTTTAGCCACAGATGGTGTAGGTGCTGGTGCTGGCGCTGCTACTGGTGCTAAATGGGGTGGCGGTGCTGACATGGCATACAATATGTATAAAATGTCATTTGGCAATAAGTACATTGAACTCACTCAAAAGAAAGATGCTAACGGCAACCGAGTATACACAGACCAAGAGGCTAATCAATATGCTATGTCTTATGCTGCTATTGATGCTAGCATTGAGTTTGCCGCAACTGCAGCTATGGGGAAAGCCTTTAAAGCAGTAGCACCTAAAGGCATGATTGCAAAAGCTATTAGTGCTGGTGTTGGTGATACAGTTAAAACCTTTGATAGAGGTATTGGAACAACTGTTGCACAGATGGCTAAAAACTCTATTAAAGCTGGTGTACCTGAACTTTTTGAAGAGGGCTTGCAAGATGTAAACGAAAAGGTGCAACATAACCTAACACGCAAGGATAATGACCTAGAGGGTTATTATAGCGTAGGTGATATTGCTATAGGTTCGCTAGATGCGATGAAACAAGCATTACCAGCGGTAATCGGTTTTGGTGCTATCGGTGGTGCGGTAGGTGGTGTGCGTACTGCAAAGGCTTTCCGTGATTTTCAAAAGCTAACACCTGAACAACAACAAGCAGCAATCATCGCTGAACAAAACCGCAATGGTGCAGTTATTATGGATAATGTTCGTAAGGATAGCACTACCAATAAAATCGCAAAAGAAAACCCTGAACTATACGGAAAAATCGTACAAGCACAGGGCGATAAAGTAGGTGTATCAACTCAATATGTAGATGTAGCGGAATTAGTACAATCTGAAAACGGACAACTTGCTATCCGTGATATGGTAGATAACGGCTTAGTAACGCAAGAGGAAGTCAAAGCAGCTATTGAGGCTGATGCACCTGTTGAAATTCCTATTGGTAGCTATGCACAAGTATCTATGAACTTATCCGATGAAACTGTAGAGGCTTTAAAACAAACCTCTTACTTTACACGTGGCGGTATGTCATTGGCAACTTTGGAACGTGCAAAACAAGAAGTAAATGTTGCTAAATCGGTATTGAAAGATGATACCTCTAAACGTGCGGAACGTATCAAGGATGATATTATCCGTAATGAATTTGAGGGTGCATCTGATATAGATCGAGAAGTGCTTAACGAGGTACTATCTGACCCTACGAACATTAAACGTAATTTCAATAACTTATTACATACGTTGAAAGAACAATACAGAGAAACATATGCTAGTGATTTTGATAACGCAGATAAATCTATCAATGATGCGGTAAGTACTGGCATTGAACCACAATGGCTTACTGATTATAAAGCTAATAATGGCGGTAAAGCACCACGCACAAATGCAGAACGCAGACGAGCAGCATATGAGTATAGCCGAGCAACTACAACTGCAAGCCTTGAGGGTAACGCTGATGCATTAGCGCAATCTGATGCACACTATGCAGATATGGAACATATGTTGATGCAAATCGAAAGTTTAGAGGCTATGAAAGATAAAGTCTTTGAATTGGCGAATAATGATATAGCGTTACGAATGCAACTATCTAAAAGTGGATATGATGTATACAACGAAGTAGTTAAAGCTATTAGCGGAAGCACGAATAGAAAACAACGTGAAACTGCAAAAGCAAATGCATTATTGATGGCACAACACGCTGATATAATGGCACAATATATGCGACAAATGGGCAAAGGCGGTTATACCGCTATGGACTATTTGCGTGATAGTGTGCGAATTAATATGAGTGGTGAAACTAAATCTACTAATGGTTTAAAACAAATAACACAGGGTGATGTAAAACTTTCAAGCGACCAATCAGATTGGGTAAACACATTAAAAAAATATAACCCTAAATCTAATGCAACTGTAAAAGTAATGGATACACCATCAGTATTGCAAATGATTGGCGGTCATAATTATGATGTTGTGATTAAACAAGCTAAGATTGCAACTATCCTACAGGAACATCCTGAAATCACTTTGAATGAGATGGAGCAGTTGCCATTTGCATTAGCTGACCCAATAGCAATATTTAGATCTAGTACAGTAAAAGATAGTATTGTTGTTATGGCTGAATTAAAGGGTAACAATGGTTTAAACATTGTTGTTCCTATGCAGCTAAATAAAGAAAAACGTAACAATACGATTGTATATAGCTTAGTAAATAGCGTGTACACAAAAGATACTGTTGGTAATAAATGGTATCAAGACCATTTAGAAAACCCTGAGTTTGGAACACCATTATATATAAACGAAAAAAAAGCCACTAATTGGTATTTGGCAGAGGGGCTCTCATTGCCCCAAGCGAATTACCACATTAGCGACTTCTTTAACACAAGTATACCAAACGAAAAAGATTTATACAACTTAAAAAAATCTTATGGGTTTAAAGTATATCAAGAGTCAGAGTTAGGTGAAACATTTAATCAAACTATAAATGGCATGACAGACATCATGAAAGATGGTAAACGCATTATCAGCATTTTTAAAACTGCAGATAGAAGTACATTCTTGCATGAGATGGGTCATGTATTCTTTGATGATATACAAAAATTAGCATCTATGGAAAACGCACCTGAGCAACTTGTAACAGATTGGAACAAGTTGAAAGAGTGGAGCGGTTGGGTTGATGGTGAAAACGTAGATAATACGAAAGCACACGAAAAATTTGCACGAGGTTGGGAAAGCTACTTGCGAAGTGGTGAAGCACCAACAAGTACATTGCAAAGAGTATTCCGTCAATTCTCCAAATGGCTAACATACATTTATCGTAGCGTTCAACGATTAGGTGGTGAAGTACCAACTGATATTAAAGATGTTATGGCACGTATGATCGCAACCCAAGAGGATATTGAGGCATACGCAGAGCAACAACAACTTGAACAGTTTGAGAAAACTGAACTCTATAAGCAGTTATCCGAACAAGACCAAGCACGTATGCAGTCCTACATCGCTGATGTGAAAGAAAAAGCAAAAGAACGTGTGATGCGAAAACTCATGAAAGAATTGGATAATAGACCAATTAAAGAATGGGAAGAAGAAAAGGATGCTATCCAAATTGAAATCGAAAAACGATTGATTGAGCAATATCCTATTTATAAAGAGCATCAACGATACAATGTGTTTGGTGAGGGTGCATTGAAAGATACACAGTACAACTCTATTGAAGAATTGGAGAAAGCGGAAGTCGAACAAACTGGTGCTACATTTAACGATGCTATCAATCAAGAAATGGACAATGCGAAAGCAGAGTTTATGAAAGATAACAATGCAGACAAAACCAACGAGCAAATAGCAGAAGAAATCTTGCTTAGTACACAAGGTCAGATGAAACTTACCGAAGAGGAAAGTAAGATTATCCAACAATCTACTAATCGTGAGTTGGCGAAGAACTGGGAATTGTTAGAACGTATTCGTAAGCTAGACCCTAACGCAGAAACTATTGATACAGAGTTAAGTGAAATCGAAAAAGAGGTTAAACCTACTAAGTACGATATTCTTAAATCTGATAAGAAAAAAGTAGATGCTGCACTTGTTGATACAACAAAAGAACTTGAAAAAGCGGAACGCTTAATCGAAAAGTTGAACAATGAAAAAGCGGAACTTACAGATAAAGCAAAGGAACGTGAGAGCGAACTAAAAGATAAGAATAGTGAGTTATCTAAACGCTTAACAACTATTACTAATCAACTAGATCGTGCTATTGAACAAAAAGAACGATTAGCAGAACGCACACAAGAACGAGCAGAAAAACAAGAGTTAAAAGCTAGTGAACGTATCGAAAAACTAAAAGATGAGTTACAAGACCGCATCAATAATGTTCGTTCTATTCGTGGTGCTGGACTTGGTACAATTTCTGATTACATGAACCGAGCGAGAAAAGAGTTAGGTGAATTGCCTATTTCTAATGCTATTCAGTTTAAGACTTATCAGAATAAAGCGGTAACTGCTGGCAAGAAAGCTGATAGAGCATTGGCAAGTGGTAATGTTGATAAAGCACTTGGGTTTAAGCGTGAGCAAATGTTGCAACAAGCAAGGGCAAGAGTAGCGTTTGAAAACTTTGAAAAGTCCAAGAAATTGCGATTGAAATTGAAACAACAATTACAACGCATGACTAGACCTAAGAACCCTATTGCTATTGAACCTAATATGCGTTATTTCTATTCCCATATGGCATACCAAATGGGTTTAACTAAGTACGATGGACTAGCACCTACTGATGGTTTTGATATGAACACAGTATTATCCGCACTTGATGTGGATGCACTCATTCTTAACCAACAATCTATGGTTCAATTACAACCTTGGATAGCTGAACTGTTCTACTCTAAAACACCTAAATCTTTCAAATCAATCACGATGAATGAGTTGGAAACCTTGGAAGAACTCATGACTGGTATGTACAAAAATGGTAGAAATGAGTATGAGGGTACAACCATTCTAAACAATAAGGGTAAAAGCATATCGTTTGAAAATGCAGTACAAGAAATTATCGGTGAGGCTACAGAAACATTTGGTAGTGCAACTGGTGATGTATTCAACATCTTGAATAACCAAACTAAAACAGATGCAGTAAGCGGTAAACTATATGGTTTCCACTTAGCATTAATGAAAGTTGAAACATTCTTACGTAGAATGGGTGGCGGTAAAAATGGGTTCGCAGTTAAATATATCTATGACCCAATCAGCCGTGCTACGCAAGCGTTCAATGAACGTAAGGAAGTATCAATGCGTAGACTAGCAAAGGATGTAGGAATATATTCAAAGCGTGAACTATTCGATATGCGTAATGACCACTTGTACACAGTTGGTAATTTATATGGTTTAACTAAAGAACAACTTATCATGATTGCCCTTAACTGGGGTACTGAAAGCAACAGACAACGTGTAATGGAAACCACAAAAGCAAATGAGGTTGAAATTGAACGTGCATTCCAAGAACACATGACTGATAAAGACTGGGAATTTGTTATTCGTACATGGGATCATATCAATTCATTCTTTGATGAACGTAGTAAGGTTCAAGAGGAACTTTACGGAAACCCATTAAAGAAAGTAGAGGGTTTAACATTCTCTATCGGTGGTAGAAACATTGAGGGTCAATATTTCCCTATTGTGTATAACCCTAAAGTAAATGCATCTGTTAGTGATAACCAAGTTGAAGATATTGCAAAAACTATGGTAAGTAGTAATGCAGTATGGGGAACTGGTATGAGTGCCACTAAATCACGTTTAGATGTGGTTAAGGATAAATCATTGTTGCTTGATTTTGATGTTATTCCTAATGCTATTACAGAGGCTATTAACCACGTTACAATGCGAAAAGCAGTAACAGATGTTAATAAGCTAATCTCTAATCGTGAACTACAAAACTACATTGTAGATAAATTTGGTGCAGATACCTACCAATTCTTACGAACTTGGGTTCGTGATAACTGGCAAGACGAGGCGGCAAAAACAAACGATATTGACCGATTAATTCTTACGCTTAAAAAGAATACATCAACCGCAGTCATGGCTGGTCGAGTATCGGTAGCGTTACAAAATGCGTTGAACATTCCTGTTGCATTCTATCGTATCGGTGTAGGTAATACTATTAGAGCCATCAATCATGCTGGTATTGGTTTCTATGGACACGGCACAACTACTTATAACAACACTAGAGATTTTGTATTGGGTCAATCAATCTTCATGCGTGAACGTATACAAACATTAGATAAAGACTTAAAACAAGGTTTATCTATTGCAGGTAAAGGCTTACGATTAGGTGATACAAATGTTGGTGGTTATAAGGTAGAACAGTTAGCTGACATTCGAGATGATATAAATCAAATGGGGTTTAGATTACTTACAGAAACAGACTTTGCATTATCCGTTCCTGTGTGGAAATTTGCATATGATCAAAAGCAAGCTGAACTCTTTGGTAAAGAGGGTGTGAGTGCTGAATGGGTAGAGCAACAATCTATTGAAGCTGGTGATAGAGCGGTGCGTGATATATTTGGTAGTGGTGATACGAAAGATGCTGCTGCTATTCAGCGTTCACGTTCCACATTCACTCAATTATTCGTTCCGTTCTATTCTTACGCTAATACACTTTATAACATCATCACAGAGGGTAACTATGCACGTAAGGATAATGGCGATTATGCAAGGTTCGTTAAGATGCTATGGTGGACTTTGATTTCACAAGCAATCGGTATGATGGCTTATAAGGCTATGACGAATGGCGATGATGATAAGCCTGAAGATTTGGCTAAGTCATTTATCGAAGAGTTAGTCGCACAAGGTACTATGGGTGTACCAATCATCCGTGATATGTCAAATATGGCTATGAAATACATTCTAGGCGAAAAGGTATTCAATAAAGGTAATAGCGTTATGGCATTAAGCATCGTTGAGAAATTCTACGATTTAGGCAACGCAATTATGAGCAAAAACAAAGATGGTATCGATGTAGGCAGAAGTTTCATTCAGTTAGCAAACCGAGCAACTGGTTTTAGCGATACTGTAACTGATGGCTTGTGGACATTAGCTAAATTTGGTTTCACAGATACCGATGCATCACTAGAGGATGCAATCATGGCAGTAGTATTTGACCGTAGATTAAAAACTAAAAAAGATAAAAAGAAACATTGATAAATAAGGACTATCCATAATGGGTAGTCCTATTTATATACATTGAAAGGGGATGTTAAATTGACACCAGAAGTACTAAAACCATCTGTAGTGTATCAATGCGATGGGATAAATAAGAAGTTTATTTTCCCATATGATTTTGTCCAAATCGAGGATATTAAACTAACTATCGTTGATGAAGATGGCACAGAGGCGGTACAAGTAGGTAACATCGATTATGATGAAAGCACCAAATCGGTAATTTACCCAGCGAATGGGGATGCACTAGCCGTAGGGCAAAAGGTTATACTTGAACGTAAAACACCAATCTCACAAGATATGGACTTGCCTGATGAATATCCATTCGAGAATATCGAACACGCAACGGATAAGATTATTCTTATCTTGCAAGAAATGAAAGCTGATTTAGATAGATCACTTAAAATTCGTGTAGATAGTGATAAGAATGCAAATGAAGTTGCGAAAGATATTGTTGAGCGTTCTGTAAAGGCTGCTAATGATGCTATGAATGCTATGAATGTAATTAGTGAAAAGTCAGATAAGATTAACGCTAATGCAGATATAATCAACCGATTGGGCGAAGAGATTAAAACAATAGCATCGACTGTTGATGATAAATTGGCAACCGCTAATACTGCACTTGATACATCCTCAACTAATGTTGCTACGGCAGAGCGATTAGTAAGAGATGCAAAGGCTTACGCTGGCCAAACAACTGTTGATAAACGAGATATTAATAATCTTGTAGACCAAGCTAAGACCTTAAAAAATGACATCGATAATAAACAAAACTCTATTGCAAGTAACGCTATCAAGGCAACAGATGCTGCTAAACGTGCTGAAACTGCAGCTGCTAAGGCTGAACAAATTGCACTACCTAATGGTGGTGGTTTAGTTACAAAAACAGAGGCTGACGCTAAGTATCAAACTAAAGATAGTTTGTACGGCATCGTTTCCGTAAAAGACTTTGGAGCGGTAGGCGATGGTGTGGCAGATGATACCGCAGCATTCAAACGTGCTAATGACAATCTTAAAAATAAGATATTGTTAGTACCGAATGGTATCTATAAAATTAATGAACATCTAACTTTCAATACTGTTGATAGTGTCATGGATATGGGTACATATAACAATGTAAAGCCGTTCTATCCAACAGAAACACCAATGCTTAAAGGTGCATCCAACATCGCCTTTGTGAAAAATATTCAATATGGCGATGAGGTCAACCAATGCCAAGGCTTTACCTACAACGATAAAAAGAATGTATTCGTATTAGCTTGTATTAGTGGCGATGGTAACAACCAAATATTCTATGAACTCAACTCATCCACGTTTGAGATTGTAGGTACATATAAGTTTAATGACACTGATAAGATGGGGCATTGTAACACTATGTGCTACAACAAATACACGAATAAGATTTATCTTGCAAACGGCTTGAAGAATGGTAATAACCTTACAGTACTTGATGCGGACACAATGCAATATGAACGCACTATCACATTAAATGAACGTGTATTTAATATTGGTTATGACCCAATCACACGAACTTATGTAAGCATCGTACCTATTAGCGGTCAACAACGCTTGCGTGAAATCAATTTATACAACGATGATTTTAAGAAATTAAAAACATATCAAGTCGATTATGAATATGATGATTTCAATAACAATGGTGCTTTCATGTTGAATGGCTGCATCATGAGTGCAACGCTTGGTAGTTTAGTAGAATGTACACCATTTGGCACAGTTAAACAGATTATTGAAATCAATAGAACTACTGAAATCGAAGATATAGCTTATTACAACGGCAAATTCTATTTTGCGGTCTTAACAGAAAAACCTAATAAGCGACACCAAGTAGATATTTATGTTGGTGATCCAAACAAGGACTATCAAAACTCCATCAATACTGCACGATTAGCAACGCTTGATTACCTCAAACTAACAGGCGGTACATTGAACGGCGCACTTAAAATGGCTAATAATATATTGATTGAGGGTTATAAGCCTGATGGGCATGGTGTTGGTATGGCTAAAGTTTCTACCGCTGGTAACGTAGAACTTGGCGATAACTCCGTTAATACGTTTATTAAAGGTAAGGAATTTAAACACTATGATGGTACAGATAGTTTCACAGTACTTACTACCAAACATTACGGAACGGCTATC